TTCGAAGTAACAGTAACGTTTATTGTTTGAATTAGCCACAATCTACATATCCATCGTACCAAAAACCGAATTGTACCCTGTGTGCATCAGCTATCTCGCAGAGACCCGGGTCAACCAGAATTCGAAACTGCATACAATTGTAATCGTAATTAAAGATAATAATACAGAATCTTTTCTTATAAATTGTCTGAGATGTATTGCATTTCTTTGGCACTTAAAATCTCGGCGTTTTCCATCTTGCGAATACAATTAGCAAATTTTCTGTATGTGTTTAAGCATCTATCGGCATACGTTTGATACATTTCTATATCAATCTTCAGGTTTAAATTTTGAGACAGTTCATACCCCTTTTGCCAAGCGTCATATTCTTCTTGTAAAAGGTCGTTAATCCAAATTTTTACTATTGGATCATCGTGTCGTTTCGAAGGGTATAAGTTATGATAAGATTCTTTATTCTCCATCAACACGGCGTGTCCAGCCTCGTGCAACAGAGAATAAAGAATCTTACGTGAATCAGCCTGATGGTTTAGGATCAGTGATTTTGTCTGGGAATTATACGATGTGCGCACATCCTCAAACAGATAACAAGTAATACCCTTCCTTTCCAGGAAAAGGATTATTTTGTCAATCATGTGATCACAATCGACATTTCATTACCAGCAACCTCGGAGATACTTTGTTCATATGCGCGTTCTGTGATCCACAGGCGCGGGCAACGAGATACTATCGGTTTGGGCGCGCCCATGTCCGTCAGAACAATGTGCGCATCAAACTCGGTCTTCTCGTTTACCCACTTTGTTGGTGCATTGAAGTCAGTACCACCACAAGCTACGCGTTCAGGCGGCAGGCTCTTATTCTTGCGCCATTCATACACATTGTCTTCTACCACGCGAGTGTCAAAAGGAACAACAGTGAATGATACTTCGCTCGCAAGGTTCTTCAATTCAGCAAAGAACTTGGCAAGCAATTGATCAGAAACAGAGCCCGACTGGTCAATCGACACAGCGATGTTTGCTGCTCGTTTCTGCCGTCGGCCGGGTTGCTGGTACGGATAACGTTTGTTGTACTTTTTAAACGTGCTGAATTTCTCAGCCTTTCGTGTACCATTGATGAAGTAGCGTAGAACTTGTTTCCAATTTACAGTAGTGTGGAGGTGGTCTCCGACCATCTTCTGTATTTCGGCTGGCACTGACCCCCACGAACGTTCCATTGCTTCTTTTTGAGCGTCACGGATTACGCGCTTCAATTCTGCGTCTTCGAGCGGGTCTTTACCAGCACCGCCAACTTTCCCGGGGCCTTCACCCCACTCGCTATGGTCGCCAACCATATTCATGCTAGCCTGCGCGATCTTCTCGATATTCGGATCATTCAGAATCTTCGAGAGATACCATTCCGCCGCCTGAAATGGTGGGTAATCTTCGTACATTGATTCACCCGGCACAATGAATTGCAGATCTTTCACTTCGCCAGTATCTGCATCAACAAGCTTGCGTGGCAGTTCGCCGCGAAGGAACGAATTGATCGCCAAATCTGTGGCGTGATTCCAGATCTGCACCCCATGACGTTCCATAGGATGACGACGACCAGAAACATGTTCAAAGATCAGATGCATCAATTCGTGCTTGAAAATTGCCACACCTTGCATGAAGGTCATGCCGGCGATAAACTTGGGATTGTACACAAGTTCAAACTTTCCGACACCTTTGAGGTATCGAACGCCAGCCGTAGGGCAATCGGAATCAGCACGAAATCGAACGTTCCGAGTCATTCCGGCATAAAAAGGCTCTTCGACCCAGATATGCAGCATAATTTTGTCAATTGAAGCCATGTTTTATTCCTTAAAATGTTGTTCGTTTAATTCTTGCTTCATATGTGAAGTGGTTGGTTTTAACGATACCATTTTGTATTCGGCAGGCCCAGAATCGAACCTTATTTGAAAATCATGTGTCAATAGGATAACGGCCGATATCCTGCCCTGCCGTGCTATGCGCGGGAGGGCGATACTGAGAGTATGAACGAACTCTATTCAGAAGGCAATGTCGTTTTTGCATGGTGGCCGTTATCCTATCATTTATTCTCATTCTTCGTCCGAAGATTCCTCTTCGTCAGCTTTCTGAGCCTGTTCGATGAGCTTTTTCAGTTCCTCATCCTCTTCCGGTTCGATAAGCTTATCTTTGATAAACTTGGTGAATTCGATCTGCTCCTCTTCCGTCTCTTTGTTGTCGTAATCCCAACCAAGCTTCTCGATGTTTTCCGGCAGAAAGTCACCAGACGTCACGAGATTCTTGAAGAATACGATCAGAGCTTCCGTTGGGAACATCTGGATCGCCTGACGGATATTACTGACATATTCTTCCGTCAGATCGTTGCGGTTCATGATTCCCGAAGCGATGAATTCGTTAACGAACTCCATCATCGTCGAGATCTGAATGTCGTTCAGAGCCTCGATATTACCTTCATAAATCACATCTTCTGGTCGGACGGCTCGGATATAATCCAGCGCGTGATTCTTGAACGCAACAGACGCGTCCTCACCGACGAAACCCTGCGCGATATTGAACATCATCGGGCCATGAGCGTCCTCGAATCCGTCGGCAAACATATCGAGCGCTTTAAGGGTCGTCGACAGTCGCGTCCAAGATCGACGAGAAGGCGTCACCTGCGTCGGATCAAAGCCGGAAACATCCGTCACTTCGAGCCATTGCGGATTTTCTCGAACAAACGAGATAACTTCCGGCAGGTGATCCGTCAAGGTTGCGTAATCAATCCACTCCTCAACTGTCGGTTCAAGGTCGTAGACCGTGTAACGATCGAGTTCAGCCGGGTCAAAATCGCCGACCTGATACATCGCGCCATGCTGCCCACCGTTGATACACGCAACAACACGCGTTCCGGGGTGAAGATGATGACCGTCAAGCTGACGGGAGTCATTGATCTGGAAAATGCCCTGACGAACTTCCATGCAAGCACGGTCGACTTCATCGAAGAACAGAATCACAGGTTCAACGCAGGCGCGGAGATACCAATCCGGCGGGTTGAACTGCGTAGAGCTTTGGCCCCCAATTTCTGGGCCTTTATACGGCAGACCTTGGAGGTCACCAACATCCATCAAGGATGCTCGTTTCTCGATAACTCGCAGTTCGGCATCCTGTCCGACCAGCGTGCCGGCCTCCTTGGCGAATTGGTATACGAACTCGGATTTACCAATTGCGTGTTTCCCACGAATAAGAAGTGGGAAAGGTGAGGTAAGGACCGCGCGGGCAAGCTGTTTCATTTGCGTCATGTTCACTACAGTCATGTCATTCTCTCGTTGTAGGTGTTGTTCTGACTGACACTATTAAAGTTAAGCACTCGACCAACAGAGTCAAGCAAGTTTTTTCAGTTTCTTCGGATTCCTTTTACCGCTTCTCTGAGCACGTTATAAATGTAGGCACCAGTATGAGTGAGTCAAGGATTTTTTTTAAGGGAGGGTGTTAAAGTCACATTTGGATAATGATGACTGATTCTTTTTCGGCGGGGGATTCTTCTTCTTTCTTCCATTTTTCATAGTTTTCATACAAGGGTAATCTTAATTGTGATTGATTATCAGATTCCGATTCTTCTTCTTTTTTCATTTCTTCCCAAATCAGAATATCTAGCGGTATCTTTGTATGCATTATAGCTCTATTCATCGAAATCAAAATGGCCATCGCTTCGAATAACTGAAACGACGACTTTCGGATCGAGTTTCTCCTGTATATAGGTTTGAATATAATTCCATTCTTCATTAGTAAATAGTGAGGTAACCCATAGGAAAGCAACTCTTGTCGCTCGTTGGTAGTCTCTAAAATCTACAAAGTAACTGCCATCTTCGTTAGGATAATCCTCACTTTCCAGAGCCATGTCTAGAAAATATACAATTTCTTCTTCGCTACTTGATTTGTCAAATTTCACAAAAAGCCTCTATGTTCATTATTGGAGTATGATTGTCGTGTAGAGGAAGGACCGGTTATTATAACGGAAGAACAACGCTTTATATGAGACTTATGATGTAAAAATAGAATGTGATCACTTTCTGTCACAAAATCACAATAATTTGTCAAATTATCTAACCCTGCTCCTGTATAACAATATCTTTTATTCAGCATTAAGAATCTCCACAATTTGATTAGCTTTCTTTTTGCCAATTCCATCAATTTTGCAGAGCCTTTTGACTTCTCTGGGTATATCTGCAATTAAATGAAACGTATTTTTAAGAAGAATCTTCTTGAGATTCTTGGGCAATTTGCTGTCAACCGTAAGAACTGCGCCGGCGCTGCCCTTTGATATAATTTTCTTGGTAGGACCAGTTTTGATAACTTTGTTGAACACTTCTTCCGCAGCCTTGAGGCCAACACCTTTAAGTTTACGAATTGCGATAAGATTCTCTGGCACGTCACCGCGAACATAAATCTTGTTTTTGTGTAATGCTGTGAGTGTGCGCGGCTCTAGTTTATAATATTCCAATTCCTTGTTCTGATATGTTGGTTCAATAACCTCGTCACCAAACTTCGGCCACTCCTCTTTGATAAGTGAAACAAACATCTTATTCAATTCACGGTCACCTTGGATGAATGTTTTGAACGTTCGACAGGCATCGATCAAAGCATCTGTAAGGTTGGTGACATTGAGTATTGTTATCTTGCGGAGCGCACCACCTCGGTACAGTACCACGGTACTAGACTCGTCTGTATCGGTGTACGCCTCAATGGAACAAGAATCGAGTTTAAGTTCGAAACGATTGTCAACTTTCTGGAAATCCATAATTATGATCTATTTTGTATTGGTATTGAATGCCGTGTTAACTTTTGTTGTCCAGTTAGTAAGGGCGAGTGTCTCGAATTTAGCGGAACTTAATTCCACAAGAGCCGCGGAACTTCCAAGCTTTTGTCCATTGTAATGAGTATGACAAGTAAAACGAATCATGTCACACATATGATCTTCGGATAAGAACCTTTCGTTATATTTATTGAGCCAAAATTTTATTGTGTATGCTTTCCATAAGGATACAATTCCAAGGTGGCAATGCCTATTCGATCTTATTTGATCTTTCGTTTGCTTCAAAGTGTGTGTATTCTCCGGTATCTCTTGAGTTACAGACGGTACAGCCCGTGTAAAAACTCATCAACGGAATGTAGCGAAAGTTATTGCATTTCTTGCATCCACTATAATGAGTAAAGAGAGGCCAAGTAAATTTGCGACAGATGATATCCATTGACTTATCTCTAACCCAAACATTTCCATTCTGAACTAAATTGTCCTTGACTGAATCAAAGTTTTTCATTTGGGCTAATGTAATGCATTCTTTCAGGACCACATCTGATTCTTGTGTGTAAGGATTCCAGCGATGTATAATACACTTCAAGTCTACACCAACCAGATCAACACGAATGTGATATAATGTGCTGAAAAGCTTATTTCTCTTTTTGAGAGATTTGCGGAGCTTTCGCCAAGTCTGTGGCATCTCAATTGTCTCCGTAATCATCATCGCCGGAAAGGATATCCATATACTTCTGCAAATCTGTATCAATGCCATCGCGCGGGGTTGTTCTCACAGAATCCATCATTGCGTCATTCATCACACGATATACAATCTTTTCACTGGCGAGACGTTGAACCTTCCAGATTTTCTGGAAATTCGGATTCTCGTAATAATTGACGAGCACCATCATTTCTTCATCAGAAAGAATTGCTTCCATTTCTGAATACATCTCTTCCATATACTCTATTGTTTTGTCGTCGGCGTCTGCTTCTCGCAACGCGTCAATGATTCTTTCTGTTTTGATACTCATGTATCCTCCGTTATTAATTAAATGCTTTATCATAACTGGCTATTTTAACCAATGTCGACAGATAGCCGATATATTTTTCCACCACCTCTACTCTACCAGAAGTTTTAGCCTGTTGCAAGCAAAATCTTGCAGTGTGCGCGGCTTTTTCACAGTTGATCATAAATTGTATAGCATCTCTGACAACTTTGGTTGTCGCACGAACCAGAGACACGTCTTTGCTACTGAATAAAATTTCCTCACCTGCGGGAACTTGTATGCCAATTTCCACTTCAACTGAGGCGTCTGTTTGTTTAACCTCTCCTATGAGTTTCTTTTTAATTCTTGCTTTCACTTCATATCTGGACAGATAGAAATTTTCTAGGGATGGGTATTCTTCTTGGAAATGTTCTACAAAACTCGCGACCATCGCGTCGACGAATCCTTCGCCGGCGCCGTGTATGCCGCTGTATTCATTATTCGTCTCAAACTTTGTTTGCACAAAGGTTTGCTCGAATTCGTCATCTTCTGTGATTTCAAGTTTAAGAATGTTTATCGTTGTTTTTTCTTCGCCGAGAAGTTCGTCAATAATAAGTTTTACTTTGGAATAGCGCTGCATCAATCACCGCCTTCGATTTTGCGTTTTATAAGAAAATTTGCGTGATTATAGGCACACTGCAATAAGGACAGTTCAAAATAAAACTGATCCAAAAGATCATCATGATCTTGCGACGAATCTTCAAACTGTTTTATCAGTTTTTTCAAACTTGCCATCTTCGTACTGCATTCTCTATACTCTATGATTTCAGGCTTCACTTCATCCATCAAATCTGGGAAGTGATTAGCGAAATTTGTTACTTGAATCGAAAGGGTTTTCTCGTGGAATTGATTCTTCTCTTCTTCAGTATATGGTAATGTTGGCATCTAGGAACTCCCGAATTTTGGCTATTAGGTTGACGTTTGTAAACGTTTGTTCCAATCCGGGGTGGAGATTACCTAAATGAATTGCTTCATCAAATGGTATCCATTTGTTCCAAAGGATTTCGTTTTCAAATTCTTCGAAAGGCAAAAAATCATGATCTTCGTAATCCTCTGTAAATGCAATAAAAGAATAGTAACGAAAGCCGTCTTCTCTTGTTTGTTTTGCTAACATCGTAATGTTATCAAATGGGCCGTCGTAACTTGATTCTTCGTAAAATTCTCTTTTTGCACCTTCTAGCGGGCTTTCGCCCTGTGTAAGATGACCACCAATTGTTCCGATGGTCAAGGGATTATTAACCGTTTCCGACCTTTTGCTCAACATCACTTCACTGTCAGGATTGAACAACAATATTCCTGCGGCTGCATTAATATCATCTTTATGCTCAGTTAAAAATTTTCTCCATATATCTATTTCACCTTTCATCCTAGGAGCACTCGTCGTGCGCCTGCTTTTTTGCGCTCAATTTCGTTAATGCTCCCGACAACGACATGAGCAGCACCGTCACTTGTAACAATACGAGAAAAACGAGTGTGTTCGCTAAGATTATCGGGGAATTTGCTTTTATCTTCACGCAACACTTGGTTGTGCTGCAAGGATTCGGTAATCTGTTTGATATCCGATGGTTCTATTTTAAGGTCTCGGAAGGTGTATGATGACTCACCTCCATTTATTACTTCAATTAATGTTAACATTATTGCTCCTCCGTTGTCTCACTGAGCGATTCTCGGGCCTCTTGGAATGTTTCAATATCTTCAAGTGTGATACTCAATCGATTAATCATACTGAATGATCGCGCGATAGCGTCTGATGCAAGGTATACTGAATCATTATCAGGGCTCACTTCATTATGAATAACCTTCGATAATGACGACGCGAGATCTTGAAGCTTTTTAATTTCACTCTCCACATCTTTCAGCGTGTATGCCTTCGGAACTCGAATCAATCTTTCTGTCATTTTTATTCTCCGTATAAAGGGAATACAAACACCTGACCAGACGATCAGGTACTCTCAAATAATTATAAACTCTAATGAGTTTTTTGGTAAGGGGTTTTTTCCGTTCCATGCTGTTGGACTCTATAAAAGTAAGCACGTCTCAGGGCGGGTCAAGTGAAAAATCCGTGAACGACGGGACTCAAGACTTCCCATATAATTGTTGCTGAGACGGCGAGAAGGGCGGCACCGATCACAAGTTTCATGCGGAAATTTTCCAAGTTCGTTAGCCGGTTTTCGATCCCTCTTAAATTCTTCTGGACTGCCTCATCAAATTTGTGCTTATGTGTAGTTTCGATATCTGTAGAAGTCTCAAGCCTTGTTAAGCGTGAATCAACATCGCGAACAATTTTAGCTATTTCTTCTAATTGAGCCAATATAAGATTCTGTATATCTTTATCCATTACTATAACTAGTCTCTCGCTGCGACTATCACTTATTCTTCTAAGATAGCCGTGTTTGCCAACAACAGTGTAGTCGCAGCGGATACAGCATTCTCCAAAGCTGTTCGCAATACTTTTGCAGGATCAACCACTCCCTCTTCAATTAGATTGTCAACGCGTTCTTTTGTTCTGAAATTAATACCAACTGATTCTGGTGCAGTTTGAATACTTGATATAACATCAGTAGTTAGTTTGCCAAACGTTGTTTCGTACAACTTTTCAAATGGGGCTAGCAACGCGTTATATATTACTCTTTCTCCTGCTGTCTTTCCGAGTGTTATACTCTTGGGATCTGAACAATCAAAGAATAGATCGCGTGCTTTAAGAAACACAGTGCCTCCACCGGGGACAATTCCTTCTTCTTTTGCCGAACGAACAGCTTCCAAGGCATCTTCAATTCTATATTTCTTCTCGTCTACCTCCACTTGGGTAGTGCCACCCACCCGGATTACTGCTATACCCGCTGACATGCGTGTCAGACGCTCTTGAAGCCTCTCTGACGCATCCGCATCCTTCATTTGATGCATCTCACTCTTGATCTGCTCCATGCGCTCTGTGATCGCCTCAATGCTTCCCACGCCTTCGGAGAATACCGTCTTTATCTTGGTGCATTCGATGGTTGCACAAGTTCCAAGGTCTTCCAATTTAACGCGGCCGATCGTATCTCCTGCTTGTGAACTAATGAATCGACCGCCCAATGAGATAGCCAAATCCTCCATGATTAAACGCCTCTCTGAACCATAGCGCGGCGGCTTTACCACCAAAACTGGGAGATCTTTGAGGGCATTCATAATCAATAAGGCCAGCGGCTTATCATCAACATCATCTGCGACGATGACCAGCGGTCTTCCTTCTTTGTCGGCATATGCAAACACTCGGCGAAACTGTTCAAAGTTGTGGTTATTGATTGCCAGATCGGTCACCAACACTAATGGGCTCTCGTATTGAGCCATATTTAGCCGCTTTTTGTTAACGAATGCAGGTGCTCGATAACCCACGTCAAGTGTGAAACCTTCCACAAAGTCTAGAATGGTTTCATTCTCACCAGATTTTTCTACAACAATAGAACCAGCCTTACCGACATTATGCACAGCGTCGGCGATAAGAGAACCAATAGCATCGTCCCCGTTTGCTGAAATTGTAGCGATGTTCTTAACCTGTTCTTTGTTTCCAATTTCAATAGCAATACTGGCGATGTATTCTTTCACTTGTTTTGCCGCGGCCTCGATCTCGAACTTGAGATCAATCAGAGGCATCGAATTACTTTCCATTGCGTGCAAGCCCGCACGGTATATAGCGTCAGCCAAAATGGTTGACGTTGTGGTTCCGTCCCCGGCACGGTTCCCGGTTTCAATAGATGATTGTTTGATAATTTGACAGGCGAGATTTTCAACCGAGTCCTCAAGGTCAAAGAATCGTGCCACTGTTACACCGTCTTTAGTCACAGAGACATTACCCATGTCATCGGATAAAATAACATTATGTCCATTCGGCCCCAGTGTGGATCCAACCGCTTCGACAAGTTTATTGGATCCCGATTTTAATTTTTTATGTAAATCTTCTCGAAAGACAACATTTTTCATTTTCGCTCCGTGAGTTATATTAACTTAATTGGTTAACTTTCTTATGCAGGTTTTGTGCCGTTGTTGCTGCCTCGGCGCCGGCTTCGGGCTTACCTTCAACATAGTACATATTGATGAACTCTGTTAAGTCCGCGAGATCTTGATAGATTGGGACAACCATTTCTTCGAGACGTTGTGAATATTTTGTAACGGAATCTTCAAGCCAGTTTTCGCCGAAGTCAAGCGTTCCGATTCGTTTCGCATATTCACGCACCCATTGCGATGCGACACTCCACTGCGTGTCGACAATATTGGAGGTCAATATACTTAACCACACATTTCTGTCTTCATCCCAGATTTGTTCCAATTGAGTGAACAAGTCTTCTTCCTCAATTTCATAGTCACCTTTGTGAATTGCTCTTGCAACGCGGTGGTATGAATAAGGATCTTTAAATGAACGACTTCTCAAGAAATCCAACACCAATGTTGACCTATCTTTTGCAATATTGGAAATTTCTTCAAGCAAACCTTCCAATTCTGTCTTCAGGTCGTTCAAGATTTGTTGTGGATTTTCAGCGTCTTCTTGGATTTCATTTGACGGTTTTATGTCCTTTTGCAGCGCCAAAGCTTGTACCTTGTTAATTAAATCTTCATACGACTGATATAGGTTTAACACTTTTTCATTCGAAAGCGCCGTAAGAGTAGAATCCGAGAGTCTCAAGAATTCTTCCCAGCCGTTTTGGGCCCCGGGAGAGATAACCAAGGAGGCAACGCCTTGCAAATCAGATTTATTACCATTTTTCGGGCGTGAGCCCCAACTCAAGTAATTGTCAGATATTTCATCTTCTTTCGGGTTTAGATTAGATGCATCAAAACCAAGGGCCGGCCCGATTTCCTTAAAGAACTTTTTGTATGCATAGAATTCATCACCCTTCTTATCTTCTTCCATAAGCGGTTCTTTTTGATTAAAGTAATCTCGTATTGCGTTTTCGATCCCATCCTTATTAAACATTCTAGATTTCAGCTTCTTTTTCTTACCCTTACCAGTTGTGTAGAACATGTTGGTAATATGAAAGATATTTTTATGATTTAAGTCGAATTCATAGAAACCAAGACGTTTATCTGAAAATTTATATGTAACCAGATATACGATACCGCGTTCAGATTTTTCAGCCAGAGGATGCTGTGCTAAGAACGAGAGAATATTGCTGACCGAGCCGTGCACGTTCGTCTTCGGCGTCAAGAGTTTCAGCGAAACTGGTGTGTTTCCGCCCGTAACATAATCATGAATTGGCAGGGTACCGCCCACGTCATCGGAGCGTTCGGTTTCCTGCACACCAAGCGTCATCGCAGCCATCCAAGCTTCGAAAATGAAACCAGCACCAGCAGGTGAGAATCCTTCAACAACTGTGTTGAGAAGATAAAGGTATGTCAGGTTGCCCAAAATCTCTGAGATTGAATAGGACATGATATCTTCTGCTTGAACGAAAGACTCAAGATAGTCGATACGTTCTTCAAGCGTCTGCCCGCTTGAAATAATAAGGTTAAAATATCGCTCATACATTTGGCGAGGGAGTGTACCTTTGATACCAAGTTGTTCAGAAACTTCGAATTTGGGCAATAGACCCATAATCTTCTGAGCGCTTCCCTTATCTTCATTAAGGATTAGTTCATTATTCTTCAGCATTTCGAACTGTTCATTGAAGATTTTGTCAACGTTTTCTTTCAGAAAGTCTTCCAATGTTGGTTTCTTTCTTAAAAAATTTTCGACTAGTTGTTGAGACTTTTTTCTCTTCTCGTACAATTTCTTGTCAGCAACCTTCTCTATCATTTCATTTAGTATCTTCTTCATTATCCTTTCTGTCCCTCTTGATATCTTTAATAATTAGTTTGATAGGGAAGCCAGCCGTATCAATTTTGTTTTCATTGAAGTGATAATGGTGAAAAATGCCCGAATGAGCACTTTCGTCATCAGGATTTGGTAGCGTATTATGAGTATCTGGTGTTGTTAATGGAATATCATAATGATCTGTTAACACACGAACCAATTCGCGAGCCGCATCCACTTGTTCTGGATAGTATCCCAAATGATTCTTCAAGCTTTGGCCATTGACTACCGTAGAGATAGTTGGTCGAGTGCCGTGGCCGTTTGCTTCGTATGTGTCTTGATATTTAGGATAGTATGCATTTGAGATATCAATACCAATGCTAGTATTATTCACTTCTTTGCAGTGGTAACCAACGTGATTGGTATTGATAAGCTGGAGGATTGATCCGTCATTATCAATCAAGAAATGAGTTGAATAGCCTCGCTTCTTGAGGATTTTGAACGCGCTTTGTGACGAGAGCGCAGCATCCCAATGAATCACAATCTTATCGATGTTGCGATTTTCATCTAGAGGTACTTCTCTATAATTTCGGGATGGCAACTTGTTGTATAATCTGTTGGAAACTCTTGGCCAGTTAATTGGTAACTCGTGAAGTTGACAACTAATGTTTCTTTCTTGTTCCACGACAACGGCTTCACGTGATGTGGATAACCGAGTAAATGTTCCCTCGCCGACGATTCCATCAGGAGCGATATTGTATTCTTCTTGAAATGCAATAATTTTTCTTGTTAATTTGTCACCAAATTCATCTTTAGGCAATTCGAACCATGTAGGATCCCAGCCGAGATAAAATGCACTTCCTCTATTATAAAACTTTCTATTTGAAATACAAACTTTTGACATATTACTCTCCATAAAAATAAAGAGGCACCCTTGAGTGCCTCCATACTTTATATCATGAGTTTACCTTTGTGTTAAATGCTTTATCGGCGCTTTCGCATATGTCGTGCCAACTTGCGAACCACTGACTCGGCAATTTGATCGATTCTACTTTCATTGATAGAATTTTTAAGGTGGGATTTTTCTTTACTAAGTTTATGGTCGGAATGAGAATTATCGACCTTTCCACCATTAGGGTTAATAGAATTTTCCAATTCTTCCATCAGTTCATCGTCATCCAGATCGTCTTCTGCGCCCATTTCCATGTCGTCGCCGTCCATGTCATCTTCGGCACCCATGTCATCAACATCGTAATCCATACCCATGTCATCGCCCATGTCCGGTTCCGCTGACACTTCAGCCTCAGTTCCCAGAACACTTGCAATAGCATCAGAAACAGCAGTGATCAGATCCGCGGCCAGTGTTTCGTCGCCTGCACCTGCGCCCATGCTCATGTCATCCATGCCCATGTCATCCATGCCCATGTCATCTTCGGCACCCATGTCATCTTCGGCACCCATGTCATATTCGTCATCCATGCCGCCGCCAGCGCCACCGAAATCTTCAGTACCACCAACATCAGCTAATTCTTCATCTTCTTCATCGAGATAATGATAACCTCCGTCCGGATTCATTTCCATGTCTTCTTCGATCTCATTGCCCGGAAATTTGCGGGTCGCTTCATTAAGCTGATACGATCGGCGACGAGCTTCTTGGTCGTCAACGATATTGGCAATTCGAGACCAACGAATTTTTGTTCCCTCGTGTAACATCTTCTTCTTTTTACTCATGATATATTTAATCTCCTTAGAAAATTTTCCTGTATTAAATAGGGTAATGTCGCTCAAATGGCAAACTTTTCTTAATGTATATTCTTCTCGATCTTTTTGAGAGCCTTCTTTTCAATCTGCATCACCCTAACATGCGAAATCCCTAAACGCTTCGCAATCTCTCTTAGTGACATTTCACCATTCTCGTACACACTAACTAGTGTGCAGTTATGCTCATCGGGATAATCAATGTATTGACGGCATTCTTTTTGATCTTTATCACATGACAAACAGTCACAAATAGTCTTGGCTTTATCTTCGTTCATAGTTTATTCCTACTTCTAGAGTTATGTTTACATAGACACTTTTTTGGCCCAATGGTTGTGATCCGGTGGACGGTTATTTTATTACAACAACAGCGCAATTGTTTTCGCAATTCCTTGTAATCGCGGGGACCGTCACGTAATATTTGGATACAATACAATGAATCAAGTTTATTCTCACTTTTCACATCACGAACATAAAAGTGCATTTGATTCTTATAACCAAATGAGCAATATCTTTTATTCATCGAAGAAGTCATACATTTCATATAGTTCCTTATCCGTGATCATGAATTCCTCTTCGAATTCCTCTTTCTTTTTTCTTTCTTTCTCGATCAAGTCTTGCTGCCTCTTTGTTATAACACCTTTCTCCTCTTTCCAGTCATCCACAATATCTTGCAACCGAGAATCACGTTCTAAAAACTTTCTCATCATTAAACGAAAAAACTTTGATTGTGTGATATTCTCGTGTTGGCAACGAACTTTGAAATCAGCGTGGACTTTATCGTTTTGTTTAAAAACGATCTTTTTGTTTTTAGGTTTCTTTGCCATTACTGATTATCAAACTTTGCGTGAGGTTGGCTTTCAATTTGAGCAGCAGGAGATACACGTATATATCGGGCCGTCTTTTTGAAGTCTGATAAGTTCGTTGCACCAGTATAGCTCAAGGCGCTGCGCAAACCATCCCTGAAAGTGAGTAGAACCCCAGTTACAGGGCCTTTCATGTCAACTTTGACCTCGACCCCTTCCACAACAGAGACGCGTCCGTTGGCGTTCTGAGCGGGCTGTGACGCCATACCACGATATACAACTTGTTTCTGGGGTTGCTGTTCAACTGTGCTGGCGTCGAGCTGATCCAAAAATCCGCGATATTGTACAACAGATGGTGTTTCTTCGCAGCCGGATAACATTGAACCGACCATCACATAATCTGCACCAAAGGCGAAAGCTTTTGCGGCATCGCCAGATGTTCGAATGCCGCCATCAGCAACAATATAACAATCTCGATTTTCCAGTTCTTGATAATCCTCTTTAGCTTTGCGAGCCAATTCAATTGCTGTTAAATTTGGGACACCATGTCCAGTGACGAGCCGTGTTGTGCACACGGCTCCACCGCCAACGCCGACACGGATTGAATCAGCGCCCCATTTAAAACAACGGAAGGCGCCGTCATAATCACACACATTGCCGGCCATGATGTGTATATTTTTGTACGAGTGCCTCAAAGCTGTGATGGCTTTTTTCACAAAAATATGGCTTCCGTGTGCAACATCAATGCAGAAATGTCGGGCTCCGTTGTTATATAATACAGTAGCGCGATCGAGATAGTCCCCCGTTACACCAATAGCGGCGAAACAAGTTGCATCGTCGGCGACCACACGTTGAAGCATTTCCACTTGTTCGTCGATGGTGATATAACGATGCAATATTCCTATTGCTCCTTCTTCCCAAAGAGCGATACACATCTCTGCTTCACAGATCGTGTCCATTGGCGCACCAATTAGCGGTATACGAAGCTTCTCTGTTTTCTTTGGTGTTTTTAACTCAACGGATATATCACAATGACTTCTGCTTTCAATTTCAGAATATTGCGGAATTAGTGCAACGTCATCGTATGTTAAAGCAATTTTATCATCCATTCATTTTACCTCGTATTATTTTAATTTCGGTACAATAAAGCACCTCTTCTTTGTGACCAGCGATAGTATGTATTTGTTTTTCGTAAGAATATTTTGTAATGTTGCGGAACATTCTATCTTGAGATCTCAAAACTTTGTATTTGGCGAAGCGTTGTGCTTCTCCCAAAGTACTACATTCGCGAATGCGTGGGTGCTTAGATGAGTCGTTCTTTATCATATAAAAAACACCAAATATTTTTACTTTTTCTTTATCCATCTGTACTCCCAAGTGCTCCGTCACCTCGATCTGAAATCGTTACAGGATTCTTGTACAATTCCGATTCCTCTACTAACTCGCAATGTGGTGTTTCAATCTTGATCAAAACAAGCTGGGCGATTTTATCGTGAATATTGATAACTTGGGGTTTATCACCAATATTGTGAAGGTCAATAAATACTTCGCCATTGTAACCAGAATCGATCACACATGCGCCGACGATCAATTGCTTTTTTGCAGCCATTGATGATCGATTCTCAGCCCGCAACATATAACCATGAGGTACCTCAAACTTCAGCCCCGTTTTAAATAAACGTGAACAACTTGGATAAACTGTTCGCTCGTCACGTGGTCGGATCGAATCATCATAATAAAACACGTCAAGACCCGCATCAGACGGGTGGGCTCTTACAGGATCTTTTACATCTTCTCTAATCTTGGAATATTTTAAATACACTTCTCTTCTCCTTCTTTTCTAGTATTATTTTATTGATAATCATTTGTGCTTCATTAGTTAATTCGAGCATATCATATAGCGCTGATTTACGGAACATTCTAGGTCTTTTGTCTATAGCAAGATTGTAGAAACAGAATGATTCTGTTTTGAACTCCAATGAAAATGGATTGACAACAACTGTTGCTGCATCAGCTTTCCAACTTCGGCGCGTCTTTTTATGCTCCTTATCTGGATTATGATCCATCGTTGCAAACGTGATTGCCTCCTTTACACGATATTGGGTTTTAAGCTTGCAAGGGAAAAACAAGCAGTGGCGATCTTTTATTTTATCAGGATTGAATCCCATAATCTTATCCTACAATAACCCAGTTTTTTTCGAACGGCGCGCGCCAACCAGTAGAAAACCCCCACTGTGTATCGTATTCAACACCTTTGACAATATACGGACGATAAAGCTGCGGCTCAGATCGTGCCGTTCGAATGTTCCAAACACGAACGCGTGACATTTGAAACGTCGAATCAGTTACCATAATTTCATAATATGGAGAGCCACGTTTCTTTGTCTTTCGCTTGCGGAATGAGACAGGGATACACCAACTATACTTATGACCCACCTGATTCTCTGATAGTGGACCAATGTCTAACTGATCGAAGTGTTTCAACATTTCGTCGTCTACTATCATATCAATCGGCAGCACCGATGTCAAGTCGGAAAGGAAGGCGATGCGCTCCATATCAGAGAAATCACCTTCTTCTCTATATTCCGGGTTTTCAATAAGCTCTAGGAAGTTTTCTTTCTTCTTTTCCCGGGACAGCAGCACAGACCAGAAATGTTTTGATCCGGTGAAACGATCATCAATCAGGTCATCGAGTGCCCCTGAACGACACAACCTATCAATGACAGTCTTATTCACCTTAGACCAGCGGATGTCTTTATGATAGTATAAATCCTCAATTAGTTCGAATGGGCGATGTGGCAGTATCTCTTTATATGCAGCATCACCAACTCCATCAATATCAGTCAGTGGCTGGAACAGGGTTGACCCATCTTTAGAGATTTCCCATTGGTCTGATGAATAATTGATGTTTGGGCGTTTAACATTGTAGCCGAGCTTCTTAACGATGGCAATAGCTTTTTCCATCTTTGTTTCCGACTCTTCGTTAAGGAACGCGGCGAGCCAGCACTCTGGATAATATGTTAATAGCCATGCAGTCTGAAAGGAGATTAAGCTGTAACAAACGGCGTGTGATTTGTTGAAACCATAACCGGAGAAATACTCAAACAATTGCCACGTTTCTTTGGCTTGTTTGCGCGTCATACCCTTTTCCATGCAGCCATCGACAAACTTGTCGTACAACTCCTCTTTCATTTTCTTGGATTTTTCGCTATTCTTCTTAGTTAGTGCTTTCCGAAGCTTGTTGCCGTCATCCAGAGAGATATCTTTCCCAAGTTTGTGTGCCATTTCGGCAATCTGCTCTTGGAAAATCAAGAAACCGTATGTTTCAGCCGTTACCTCAGCATGAATATCATTCATGAATTTAATCTTGTGAGGGTATTCTTTGGCCTCACCATATTCTTCATCAACGCCAGCCGCCAGAGGACCGGGACGTTGAATACTAGTGATCGACGCTAATTCAATGATATTCGTCGGTTTAACAACTTGGCAAAAATTCTGCGCGCCTTGTTCAGTGAATTGGAACACACCTGCCCATTTACCATCATGATATACATTTTTGTATACCTTTTGGTCTTCAAGGTCGATCACATCAGGGTGTAATTTCTCATTGTAATAACCAGTGATATCATCGATGGTGATATCAGTTTTGTTATGATATCGCCGAAGGATATTCGCGATCGCGCGGTGCATCATTTTTAAGGTATCCAAACCAAGAAGGTCGAATTTGATGAAACCCATCGGTTCTAGTGTGTCTTTAGTCCACGGCACCTGCGTCGTGCCTTTGCTATTAATCAATGGAATGTGTTTGTTGAGATTGTCAGCAATAACCACACCACCAGCGTGCCGTGACACAGAGCGTGGCATGCCATGCAAACTATCAATGAACTTTTCGATCTTCGGGTATTTGCGTAAGAACGCTTGAAGTGACTCGGAGAACTCTTTTACTTCCTCATATGTTGGTGTATAAACACCAGCCTTGATTCCGTGCTTTTGCTTTGCACGAGGTGTCGCTTCCTGCATCATTGTGCTGGTGACCTTGTTAACCTCGGTGAAATCAATACCATAATACTTTGAGATATCCTTAACAAGAGACCGCAGTTGCATGGTATTGATATTTGAGATAGAGACAACAGTGTTCTTACCCCATTTTTCAATCAAATGATCACGGAAGTCTGAGTTGTGACTAATATCGAAATCAATATCAGGGTAGTCAGTCGCGTCAGACCGCAAAAATCGCTCGAACTGTGTATTCCAGCGCAATGGATTAACCTGTGTAATTCCTAGCATATATGCCAGCAGCGAACCAGCAGCAGAACCTCGACCGGGACCACAAAGGTATAACTGCTTCGCTTCGTCTGTCACTTCTTTCATTGTCAAGAAATATTTAGAAAAGCCGCGACTAGAGATAACCGCGAGTTCTTTTTCTAAACGATCATAATACGATGGCAATGCATCATAACCTTTTTCTGCAAGTGCGGCGAAAGCCATTTCACTCAGCGCTTCGTCGGCTGTCTTGTTTTCGGGTACAACAAAATCGGGCAACTTCACCGTACTGTCAGGATAGAAACTCTCAATTTTATTGTGTGCAATATTGTACGATTCTTCGATCGACCCAATTACCATCGATTCATCATACTCAATATCATTTTCTGCCAGATAGTCTTTGATATCTGGGTGGACCGTAGAGTTGCGAAACGATTCGAGCATCTGGTCGCCATTCTTAGGCCAGAGTTGATAGCCCATATCCTCAATTTTTTCCGGCAGTGGCTCTAGATCTTCTTTGTTTCTCAGCCAGCCGAGGCGCTTATACATCTCGCGCGCGGCGAACAGCTCAGGATTGGGATAATGTGCATCACACGTAGAAACAAGCTTGATATTGAATTCTTTGCAGATTTGAATAACGTATGAGTTAAGTAAGTGTTGTTCAGGAATGTTGTTCCATTGAATTTCACCGTACCAATCTTCTCCAAAAATGTCCAACATCTGCTCAGATGTCTCGCGCATAGCGTTAAGCACCTTGGCGTCGTTTTCTTCCTTGCTCAATTCAAAGTCATAGTTTTCCCACATGTTACCAGCGTACACTCCACCAAGACATGCGCTCGTCGCAATGATATCGCCACCGGCGAACTTCTTTAGTGTTTTGTAGTCAATGCGCGGGAAGTAGTAGTGCCACGGCTTTTCGAATGACTGAGTAATCATTTCAAAGAGCTTGTTTAGACCGTCTTGATTTTTCGCCAATAGCACCATGTGTCGTCGGCGCTTCAAAATGCTCTTGATGTCTCTTTCTTCAGTTTCTACAACGATAGCCGAATCACTGTCATCCTTCTCTTTTGATTGTTTGTAGGTGTCTTGCCATTCCTGTAAATCAGGAAATGCATATCCTTCAACACCATAAATGGGTTTGAATTCACGACCATCTTTTTCCATCTTTTTGGCATGGAATACTTGCAGTGGCAAGTTATTCATATTGCCGTGATCAGTCAGAGCAATCGCGTCGAGGCCGTTTTCATATGCGAAATCCATATGCTCTGATGGATAACCTAAACCATCAAAAACAGATGCACAACTGTGGCCGTGAAGATTGACAAATTTTAATTTTGATTTATTTCGCTCTGTCATGCATACCTCATGATGTGAATTGGCGTAGTATTGTTGGAATGAAAACTAACAAAAGGTTTGTTATTCTCTGTTCCAACAGATTTTGGATATAGAGAAAATGTGAACCACCTTAAAAATATGTTCTCATAATATAAAAATCTCAAAAGGGACGCCGAATGATTTGTTAAACTTAATTCTTGGAGAATAACCCCGATGATGTCGCGCGATGAACCTGAAAGAGATTTGTGCGGAATGAACATGATCATGTCTTCGGGCCGCTAATATATAACAATATCTCATGATATGATTGATATATCAATAGAATTACTAGAATAAAAAGAAAGACTCTTTGACTGCGTATGATAATTGTGCTTAGAAAGAGCTATTCTTATATATTTTGCGTTGGGGCCGAATGTCTCGTCGTTGCGGTCGAGCCAGTTGACATTTTTTTGCAGATAGCAGTATCTATTATTCATTGTGGCCATCAAAGTTTATGTAAATTTTAGTGTGTGCATCAGAAAAGAATTGTATACACTCATGGTCGCCTGCTGTATGCAATGTAGTTATCTTGATCCATGAATACAAACTGATCGTTCCTTTAGCGATACGTTTACAAGCGTAACAGCGGGGTGTGAAGAGGCGCCTTAGTTTGTATAGACGCATCTGGTTCTCTTTCTGTCGACTCCTATAAATGTAAGCACGTCAGTCTGGGAGTCAAGGGCTAATCGTCAAACTCATCGTCATCAAATGACATAGAGTTTTTGGCGATAGATGCGAACAGGTTTCGGAAATCTGTTGGATAAAAATCTTGGTCAGAGCCGAGTGCTTTTCTATAACCTTCAAATGTATGCGCATCATACGCCCAAGACATTGCATGATAGTTTGGTGTATATTTCTCGTACAGAGGGCGGTATACTTCGTCAGGACCGAAATACCTTGCTGAATATTGTTCGCTTTCGGGGAGTCTCTTCGTTGGGACGGAACCAAACATCCATTCACTTTTCGGCTGGCTCATGTCTTTCACACCAGTGCCGACATGATACACGTGTTGTTTAATTTGTTTAGCTTGCTTATATGTTATCAATAGTGGGTAATAGTGCCCAGTGGCAACAGAGTTGTTTTCCGGGTCAGTGAACAATAATGGTGTTTCTGCGTTTCTTATATCTTCTCTGTTCTCCCGAATCTCATGCGGGTCGACAATGCTGTAAGGAAATGTAATAAAGTACGTTTGAGGTATCACATATGTGCTGATTTGCCCACAAATCTTTCGAGAGGTTTGAATAGCATGCAATGCTGTATAAGCAACACTATCTCTCTTGTTCGCTTCCATCGTTGATTGTGGCACAAAGTGGATAGGAATTCTTTTCGTCGTTAATCGGTTTTTATGGTAATTGATTCCCTTATACACAGGATCGTCAATGAAATCCCCAATACGTTTACGAATGAATGGGGTCATGGAGTCATCAAATACAATCCATATTGTATCAACACCAAGAAACGCACACTGCGTGATAGCGTTATCTAACAGTAAGTAATCCTCGTGCAACGGTTGCAACGCAGGATGCCAGAGCATATTTGTGTTTTTATACTGTTGACCACAAACGGGTATTATCCCAGCACAGTGTGCGGTGCTCGGAGGAACATAATCTTTTTCATCTATCTCGCGTGAACCAGCCATCGATATCCATTATCTTTTGATATTTAAGAGACATGCTGTCTGATAGTGGCAAACTCAGTATATCTTCGAGGGTTTTGTTACCCTCATCATTGTTAGTAAAATTGTAAGATTTTGTTGCTTCTCTTCGAATAAACCCAAGTCTGCCTTTTAACTTGATATCTTTTACATTATCAAACATATCTTCCAGCATAAGACGAACAGTAATTTCATCTATTTTGTTTTCGTCATATTCTTCTTTGTTTGGATAGGAGATCACTGCGATATTATCTGGCAGAATCCAGAGTTCCTGTGCTATGCGTTTATAGCCAGTGAGATAGAGATTATATTTCTTTGTATTTCTGAGAGTTGCGCTGAAATAATCGATTACTTCATATTTGATACTTTCTGTTTCGTAGTATGCGCCGGTGATATTGTCAGAATTGTACATGACGATATCGTCACAATCTAGCGCATATGAATAGCTATTCTCTTGATATACCGTAATGATGTTGTCTGATACATGAATCTTGCCTTTGTGGACCATGCCATGTACTGACATGAAACCACGAATCCTATCAGCTATCAACTGCTTTTGCAATCCTTCGCGTAGATTCCCATAATTACTCTTGAAGATTCCCATATCGTTTTCTATCTCCAAAAAGCCTAATTGCACATCCGCCGGGACACGATCCCTAAAAGAGTGATCAATATCGTTAGGCAAAATGAGCCAATAATCCTTTTTAAAAGCGAGCAGGGCAGCCTCCATAGACCACCCTATTACTGCTTTAACTCCGGTTAGCATTATAGATCAGAATATTTAACGAGAATATAGTTCTCCGTAATTACTTGCACCATGTTGCCGTCAGGATCGGGTAACGCCTCAATCATTGACGTTTCCACCACGATAACATCACCGATTGATAATTGGTCCAAATTGTGGCAATGTTCTGAAACAGCGTCAACAACACGGAGTTCGTACTTATCCATGTTCTCAGCACGTTCCTGAAAAAATTCCTTCGGCATATAAAACGTGCTTTCGCTATCATCGCTGGCGTGCGGGTTTTCTTCTTTGGGAGTATAATCTTTAAGGACGATATATCTGTTCAGTGGTGCCACTCTCATTACTCAGATACTCCCAACTCTTTCTCAAGTGTTTCTTTGATTTGTTGAGTCTCGTTGAGGTCAATTCCCTTCTCAATAGAGCGGTAGGCTCGAACAGCCTGTGCCATGTCTGCCGAAGTAAGATAATTGTTATCCTTGAAAGATTTGCGAAGATCCTTCTTACCTTCTTTATAGGGCTCCATAGCATGCTCATACTGAGCGAATTGTTTGATGAAATCGATCATGTGTTGTTCTTTCGTCTTAGTATCACTCATTTTCACTCCGTTTGTGAATTGCAGGATATTTCTCTTTTATCCTGTCCTCTTCATTCTGCCAAGCTTGATATTGTTCTTCAATATCAAGCACTCCATAAAACATCTGTTTCTCTTTTATAAACTTTAGCTTATAAGAAGATGTGTCGGGAATCGTACTAGCGTTTTCCCAATCGAACTTAATGGTATCAAGTAACTCCTCCTGTGTCAAGGACTTTTTCAAATTCCTTATTTGAAAGATTCTTTTCTCTCTTCCCCAATCGTACATTCATTTCTCCTCCTATTTTAATAGTTGTACGCTTCCTGAGCGATGTATAAGAAAACAGTTTGCGTCTGTGTAAAATTGCAATTCGCTATAACCACCAACTAACCACATTCTGTATTTCCTAGCTTTGATCATGCATTTTCCGGTGTTTGTTCCTGCTGACAATCATGCACTACTATTCCTGATCCATACAATTGTACACCATAGCAATCCGTATAGAATTCCATTATAGCATAGTTCTTTTCTGATGTTGTGGACCAAAAAGCGCAATGCCTACCATGTTTCAAATAATCTAATGAGTACCAAATAGCCATATCAACAGGCCGTCCAACCACACTTAGAACAAATTACGCACCCTTCACTGTAAGTCAAGTCATGAATATCGCCGTCAGTGCATTCTCCTTTTGCACCTGATACTACTTTTGTACCATCATCTATATATTCCTTCAATACTCTTGATAGAACTTTGGAGAAGCTGGCGAAACTCGCGTCTTTATCTTTCTTTAATTGTTCAACTAAGAATGAGGGACGGACACCATGTCTCAACGATGTACTTACCATTCGAGTTAACACAGCATTATCAGGATTGTCAAACATTGCTACAATATCCTTGATCGTGAATCCATTCACTTTCAAATCATATTTGTTTGGCACCGTTTTATACTTTCTTTTAATTGTTTTACCTTTTTTGTAATCCTCGGGTATCTCAACCTGTGTTGCTGCTCCACCCATAACTTCATACGGTTTTCCTTCAAGAAGTCCTACCAAAATAACCCAATCTTTACCGTTCACTTTAGCTTGATGTATATCGCATTCTATTTCTTCTGGCCGAGGTGTTGCATCATAGTATGTAATTCCGAGGTTGTCTTGGTCATCTTCTGTCAACAACACGCCATCTCGTGAACCATCTACATATACTGTCACACCTTTGCAACCTTGCTTCCATGCTTCTTTGTAGATGTTTCCAACTATATGAGGTTGTGTATCTCGGGGCAAGTTGATTGTTGAACTAATAGAATGGTCAATATGCTTCGACATCGCCGCCTGAATAGTGACGCGTTTAATCCAATCAATTTCGTCACTGGTAACAAAATAATCAGGTAATCCATCTTTTTCTATATCTTTTCCAGTAATCTCTAAATATTCTTTCAATAGATGAGACTTAACCTCAAACTCGATCCAACGGTCTCCTAATTCATCAACAAAGTCTGGAACTACGTCTGTTTCGTTATGACTCAGTTTGCGGCGTCGAGTCATCAGGAATCTGAATACAGGTTCGCAGCCAGAACCGTCACATAGTGATTCGATTGAGACTGAGCCGGTTGGAGCGTTCGTCAGCAGCGCGATGTTGCGTCTGCCGTATTTCTTCATCTTTTCAATGAGGTCATCAGGGAATGATTCAAAGAATTTACAGTCTTTTTCCGTTTCCCACTCGAAAATTGGAAACGCACCACGTTCCTTGGCTAGTTCTATACTTTCGTCATATACAATGAGTTTTCTTTTTTCGTATAATTTATCAACGAACTCCAGAGCTTCCTCAGAATCATATCTTAAACACAGGCGCGCGAGGGCGTCGGCGAGGCCGTGGGTACCCAGTCCAGTACGCCTCCCCCACCGCGCAGAATAGAGCAAATTTTGAAACAGAATCTTTTCTGACTCATCGTCTGTTGCAGCAATGATATCATTAAGCTTCTCAATTTCCAAATCAACCAAATCGTCACTCAATCTGGTTGCCATTCGGGCGTCCTCTTCGAATGCTTTCCAATCAAAGCTGGCGAAATTTGTGTATGGATCGTTGACATACCATTTCAGACACTGTGAGATCAACCGACATGAATCATTATTCATGGCAATTTCACCACAAGGGTTTGTGCTCAGTGTCTCAAAACCGGGGTAAAAGTGTGAGGGAAGATTCTGAATCATCGTATCCCACATCAGCGCACCGGGCTCGGCATGCTCTGTGGCATTGGTAATGATTAGATTCCAAATGTCAGAAGCTTTCACTTCTCTAGTAATTTCCGGGTTTGGCACATCGAGTGGCCATTGTAGCGTGTACATTTCATCAGCAATGACAGCTTCCATGAAATCGTCACGCAATCTTACTGATACATTTGCTCCGGTGACCTTAGTTTTGTCATTTTTCATTGTGACGAATTGCATTACATCAGGATGCTGCACATCAATTGTGATCATTAATGCGGCTCGGCGGCCGTTTTGTCCGACAAGGCGACCGGTAAATGAAAACAAATCTGCGAACGACCATGCACCAGAGCTTGTTTCTGCTGCATTGTTAACGTTTGCGCCTTCTGGCCTTAACTTCGATATATCGAGACCGACGCCACCACGTCGTTTACTAAGATTTGCAATATTTTTGGCAGCATCAAGGATTGAAGATATGTTATCTTCAGGGGAGGGGATAACAAAACAATTAGAAAGAGACACAGGTTTTGGGTTACCAACCCCATACATGGGGCTGCCCTGTGGAACAATATACTTAAAATATTGTAATTTTCTGTATATATCCTCATCATGATGAGGATTGGGATATTGCTTTTCTATTCTAGCAAACTCAGAAGAAAGTCGCCGATGAAGGTCATCAGGATCCTTTTCTAAAAAATTCTGATCTTCATCTTTCAAGGCATATTTGAAGAACACGTTTGTAGCTAATTCATTGCCCTTGAAATATCTTTTTGTGTCCTTCGTAACCTCTTCTTTCGTATATGTCATTTTTATTCCTCTGAATTGTGGTTCTGGGCATTAATATAATGCCGTATATCATTTCTTTTCTTATTGAAGTTAATTATCTTTTCTCTCGTGCCAAACGCCATATGATCTTTGTTAAATGTTGTTCGAAAACATGCTCTTTTATGATCGAACGATCTTTTGACGCGTGAAAAGAATATGTCGTTTAGTGGGTCTTGTTCTTCACATAGTCGTTGATCACTATTCATTTCACCTAGTAAAAACGGAGAAAAGAATAATGTGTTGCCGCTATCCCAATTTTTCTTATTATATGGAAAAACATAGTTATAGGCATTAATCGAATAATAAGTGCTCATGAGACTTCGATATCAGAAGGGCTTTTATACCACATATAAACTTCTCTTTCCGAGGCACCGACATCAAATGTTAAACGATAATCGTCGGTTTTTGAACTAAAGAACAGTCTATCAAACAGTTCCCACTTTTGGCGCCGAAATTCTAAAAATCCAAAAAAACAGTGTCTTTTGTTTCCCCAACACTCATCTCGATCTGCACGCGTGTTGCGATACCAATTATTAGTCTGCCAATGCGTTGTTAAAGTTTTAATCGTCATTATTCTTCACTCTTTGCCAAGCTGTTGACAATTTTTGCTTCATCTTTACTTGTTGTTTGCCGGCCGCGTCATCGACCATATCTTGTACAGATTGTCCCGATGGTTCTAAAACACGAATCTTGACAAATTCGGGATCCATAACAATAGGATAAATTCCGGCATCAGGGCCGTTTCGGTTTTTGGCTATAAAGAATCTGCCTGTTTTCGTTTCTTTGTCTTGGATTGTTCTGGAGATAGAAAAGATGAAATCGGCACAAAAACACTTAGCATATGAATCAGCGACGGCATCCATTGTGACGATCTCGGCGTTTCTACCGCCGCGATTACTCTGCGAAGCTGTCCAAAGTGGGCATTTATTTTCTCCTGCTATACCGCGTAAACCTTCGTAAATGTCAGCGTACTCCAAATCGTCTCTATTGCGAGTGCGCGGTGGTTGAAGCAGGTCACCATAATCAACTATAATCAAATCTATGTTCTTACCTAATCTCTTAATTTTTTCGATATGGTTTCTTAGTGTCATGAGTGACGCTGTTTTGGTCGGGTAATATTTGACGATAAGTTCGCCTTCGACCTCTTTAACTATCTCTTTTACTGTTTCTTTGTATATTTTTAATTCATTAAGAGAAACACCAGTAAACCACGAGTCATGTCGCAGGCCAACTGTTTCCTCTGCCAATTCAAAGGTGTAGTAAAGAACTGTTTTACCTTGACTCACAGCTTTAGCTGAAAGGTGTGCCAGTGCGATCGATTTACCGGCACCAGTGCCAGCAATAATTACACCTAGCTCGCCCTTACCCAGACCACCTTGTGTAATCTCGTCTATTTTGCTCCAACCAGTCGTGACAGGACTTCTCGCTTTCAGGAGATACCTTTCTTCCAAATCAATCTTGTAATCATGGCCGCAATTGTTATCGTTACCAAGTTTTAATGCCTCTTCGATTTCATATTTGATTTCATCAAACTTCTTTTTTTCCAATAGGTCGATAGACTTAACCATCGCTCCGTATAGTTTACGCTTTTTGCAAAAGTCAAGAGCCAAATTCTTGATGAATTCAGCATCTCCAATCTTGCCACACTTCTGTTCTGCATCTTCAAAGAATTCTAAGACCATTTCTCGGTCTTCTTCGTTATACTTCTGCAATTCAGTTGCTAGAATTGTTTCCAGTGTATCACTTGATGGATGAACACCATATTCATGTCGATAATTGAAAATCAATTCAGCAAAAATGCGCAGGTGTTCATATTCAAAGAAGTTTGTTTCCAGTACCTCTTCTACTTGCTCCGAAAAAGAGCGATCATTCAGTATTAAGCAAGCTAGCTTTTCTTGAAATGATTTGCCAAATTGTGAAAAATCTTCTTTATTTATTGTCATTCAAAGTCCTAAAAATTCATGTATTATATGCGCCCGGGACCGGTCATGGCGCTTTTTAAGAAATGATATTCTCGGTGTAGTTATATAATTTTCGTCGGGATCGTAGTTACCGAGGCGGTCCATAGTGAGAAACAAGCCCATAATTAAAAAAATCTTCTTTTGTTCATAATCTCGTACTCGCTTTGCAATCTTTTGTATGGAGTATGATTCCACTGCTGAAAAACATTATTTTATCGCCGGGAGAGATGACCAAATCATGTGAAGTGGATAATAGTACTTGAATCCTTGTGGTGTTACATTCTTTCTTAATTTTGTCTTCTCTTGTATACAAATAACAATTCCTATACCTTTTGCTTTTGTTTATTACCTTTTGTTCGTAGTGGTCTCTCATATGTGATACCAGATGTCACCTGTATTATAAAAAATTATCTTTATGTCGGGAAGCAACCGCCCGGGCCATCCGGAGAAGTATATACGACTGTATATTTTTTTGGGGATACTTCCAATATTCGCCCGGGGGTTGAACATTTTGCATTGAAACATGCAATGACGAGACTCAATCTTCATTTTTTTGGTCATACAACATTCCTCGGAAACGAGCGTGCATGGCATTCCAGTTATATTCACCGAAACCATCTTCAATCATCATTTTTTCTAACTCGAACCTAGAATAGTTGTATAGCTCCTCTTCAACCACTTGTTCAACAATACGAACAGTTGCGTGGCCCATCTTAGGATTGTACAATTGCATCATTCTGTAGTTTAGATCAATCCTGTCTTTGTGTTCCAAAATTGAATTGTGTGCTTTCAGACGATCTTTCTCTTCAACATCTGACATGGCGTTCATCACGTCTTCCAGCATCATCGTAGCACTCCCTGAGATCGACGGTAAGACCTTTACGAGAGTCTTGAAGCCTATGCCCGGGACACCCGGGAGATTGTCACTAGAGTCGCCTATGATGGCTCTGGAGAGTGCCATGTTTTCTGGATGGACTTCATATTTCTCAATGATATCATCACGAGTCATCACACCCTTGACAGCTGGTCGGTACACGATTGTTTCGTGATCGGCTAATTGGAGAAAATCTTTGTCATTTGATATGATAACTTTATTGTAGCCCTTGAAATATTTGTTACTCAACATGGCAATAATATCATCGGCCTCAACATTGTCCACTAGATACTGCTTGATAGGTGTTTCGTTAAGATATTCCATCAAGCGCTTCAATTGCCAGACTTTGTTTTCTTTAATCTCTTCATCAGTCTGTGGAATCTCAATGTTACGATTATAATTTTTAGGGTTGACAGCTTTTCTGCCTTCCTTATAATCCTTCTTCATTGTCTTACGTTTCTTACTGCCACCTTCTCCGTCCCAAACAACATGAATTTCGTCCGGTGCCATTTCACGACAGAACTTGTTTATTTGTTTGAGAAAACCTTTGCAGCCGCCGATATGCTCACCTTTAGAACTGATACTCGGATCGACAGCGTAGCTGCGAAAGAATGTGTTGAGTGCGTCAATTAAAAGAATTACTTTTTTATTTTCCGAATTGGTCATGATTTATTACCACAAGAAGGCTAATGAATAAGATTAAATGGACAACCCCTATCACGATGAGGTGGTAGGGGTTCATTATAACATAGAACGAGGCGAATTGCAAGGCGCATGCTACGATCAGCGAACCTATCATCAGGCTCATCCAGAATTGAAAACTATTCTTTTTCGGTTTCTTCTTCGGACTCATCGTTTTCTTCGTCATCTTCTGGTTTTAACAATGCGTCATGCTCTTTGGCGAATTTAATAATCAACTCATCATCTAGCATTTCTTCGATCGCTTTTCTGAAATCTTTATCTTTATTTAACATAGGAAGAAAATCTTTGCTGAAACGATTTTTGGTCCAATCGCCGTTACCGGTGAGGTCAATCTGAAAATATGCGCCGTTCTGTTTATAGCGATCGCTATCTTTGATAACTTCGAACCACGACTCTTTATCAGCAATTCGAGGTGGATATGTCCAGATAATATCAAACTTGCATTTGCGTCTTTCTGTTCCAAAGCGAGATTTTTTGATTTCCGCCTTAACCTCACCACCCTCCCTGTTCCCATGCTCATCTTCAAGGTAAGCACTGTTTGACGTTCGTCTAGTCAACCATACTTCAAGAGAATATGCGTATTTCGGACTTTTGCCGCCGGGAGTTGTATAAGGATTCACCATCTTTTCGATTCTGTCAGATGTGATATTCTCTTTCAATTGGTTGAGAATCAAAAGAGCACATTCTTTGTCAGCAATAGGAATCAAAAGCTTTTTCAGTCCCTTGGATAAGATACGCGCCATTTCTGCGATGTCACTACGAGGATTGAAATCATCTTCTAATTCGTTGTTCGTGGCAGTCAATGCCAGCGAATCCCAGATAAATAATACTCTGTTATCTGTAATATTTAAAATGTTTTGAATTTGTTCCAAAATAAATTCTACTGATTTACCTTGGACGTATAGAAAGTTTTTCAAGTCTACGCCACAATCTGCCAAGAATTCTGGAGATATCGCAGATTCCGAATCAAAGTATACAACTGTTATGCCCATCTTTTGAGCGTTTGCAGCAATTTGAGTGGCGAGGTAACTTTTGCCTGTAGATTGAAGGCCAGCGATACCGGTAACTTTGCAGCCGGGAATTCCGGCTCGCTGGCCTTTACAAGTAATTGAATCTAATACTCTTGACCCGGTTGGGATCCAATATTTCACTTCGGTCGGATTTTCTTTTCGCAAATCAAAAGCAACATTCGAACCTGCCGCTTTGTTTACCAAATTCCTCATTTGGCTCGTTGTTAGTTTTGACTTCTTTTTCTTTGCCATTAGATATACCGATCCTGTAAATTAAATAAAATATTGAATTGTTCGGGGTTCTAGTCGCTAGCTTGAAGCTTCGCGAACGCGGCGGTCACATCGTTTTCTTCCGCTGCATACTTCGCAGTACCGGCATCATCTGATGCGGCTCCGAATACAGAATCCAAATCAGCACGGATGGCTTCAATATCCGGCAATTCGAATACATCTTCTGGACCGGTGATTTCAGCGCGGAGTTCTTCGACGGTCTCGTCATTAACCGGACCTTCCGAGAATAACGGTGAAGTTTTCACGCGACGGTTAATCGTTGTGCTCGCTGAACGGCGGTCATTTGGATTAGCCAGTGAGTAGGAAACCTTCAAATCAAAACCTTTCTTCGGATCGAACATATCCTTGCTTTCATCATCCAGAGCGATCGACAAGATCTGCTCCAGAGCGCGAACGCCACATGAGTAAAGTTTTGGACCTTCGTCTTCCAAATCACGAACCAAAACAGGTAGGTAATAACGCTTTGACGAGAACAGTTCTTTCGCTGTTTCTTTCAAAGAATCATCTGGATTTCCTGCTTGCTCAGTTGCAACATACTGATTCCAGATTTCTGATGCCAAATCGCACACCGGGCACTCTTTACCATACGACTTCTTGGCGCAAAGGTAGCGGTTTCCGTTGACATTGTAGTGCCAATGAAATTCACGTGAGAACTGATCATCATCATAAAGCAACACGCGTATATCATGGTTACCGGGTGTCAGCTTCCAGAAGACACTCGGACCACCACTTGAATTGATGCTACGATTGTCTTTCAGTGCAGCCAGTTGCTCTTTCATTTTTTCTAAATTGGGAGATGCCATAATTTGTTCCTCTCTGTTTGTCTATTGTGTTTTGTGTTTTGTGTCTTGAACCTTTGAGGTGTGAAGCCATACTAGCACGGTTACATCGTCCTGTTCAGCATCATTCTCAAAAACTCCATAGCTTATCGTCTTGTACTGTTCTTCTCTTTTTTCTACTGTTTCCAAAATTGTTGTCATTAGGTTAACGTCATTATCTATTTTCTCCTTGGGAACGAAAAAGTTATACTGGATTTCCAGTGGATATACAATTTCCTTGTCATCGCTTTGCCACTTTAAATCATAAAATAGGTTTATATCCTCCTCTAATAGTCCATAACCTACACATCCTATTCTAGTGGTTTCTAAGAATTCTCCTTTGTTGCCAAAAATGGGTTTATTCTTAGTACAATAATTGAGCATGTGAACTGTTCTACAAATATGATCATTAATCTTGTTGTAGTAATTGGAAATTGCAACATTTCCAATCATTTTGCCAAGAATGTTGTTATCAAATATTAGTATATTCTTTAACAGACCTGAACGTGCATATTCTTGTAATACACCAAACGTAACTCTGTTCTGAAGTTTCTCAATATGTGATAAAAATTTATAATCTGGCATTATAAAAAATACTTCTATTTCACAGCCAACACTATTTAAATGTTGCAAAACCTGTAATACAACGCCAGATACATCACTTGCACCACAGACAAAAAGCTGTATTTCTTTCGAATCGCCTTCAAGGCCGGCCCAGTCATAATCAAGTTGATCGTATGCCTCATGATAAGGTTTTTCCGTTGGTTTTTGAATCACTGTTCCTTTGTCAAAATCGTGATGTTCCTCATCAACATACGTCAAATCATACACATCATAATGGTCAAATTGTTTAACAATATTCGCTCCTGCGGAGCCGATACCGATTAATCTCATTGTATCAGACATTATGATATCTCATATAAATTTCCGTAATCTTTGCCAACTGAAACTGATGTATTGTGAAAATAGCCAATTTTTGAATCAGACATCATTTCCTTAATCTCTTCAACTTTTGGTACATCGTCATTGTGCATGTCAATAACCACGCTGTCGTGCATCATGCATGTTATATGCGATTTAGAATCATGAAGAAAATCGTCTATCTCACAAGCAGCGTTTAACACTACATCGTTAGAAGTGCTTTGAACCAGATAGCTCAGAGCATGATATTCGTCCGACTCGATAACTCTATTGTACGGCGTCTTGACCGATCCGTTCATTAGAAAATTTCGAAGTAGCACGGTCTTATCATAATACTGTTCTAAGGCTGCATCTTCCTTGATTGGATTGTAAAACCATGCAAAAAACCTTTCTTTCGCTTCTGATCTGTCCATGTCTTCTTTGAAGATGTTTTGTTTATTCCACTCATGAATATCAGTTTTTGGCTGCTCTTTTCCCAATAACGATATAAACGTTCTAATATCAGCCGCGTTTAAATCAAATTCAACAAAGAAATGATTTTGAGGCTTCAAAATGCTTCTAAAGTTTTTCTCTATATTTAAAATTGGAAACGAATGCTTCTTGGTTGTTAACCGGCCGGTCACGGTTCCAAAAAGATTGTAGTCTATGTAACTTGTTAACTCTTTTTTGTGTCTGGCTTTGTATAAAAAACTTGTTCTTTTGTCTGTGTTTAATGTCTGTTTTGATATCTTGTCTAGAAGCTGTGCGTACCTATATAAATAGTCATAATTGGATGGTTTTGGCACATTTTTTATCACATATTTTGTGGCTTCATTCTTGTAAAAATTGTATCGTAAAAGGAACGATTTTGGCACCAAATCATAGAAGCAATGCTCATTCAAATCGATCTTCGCATTTTGAAAACTTTTGAGGAAGGCTGTTTTTTGTTCCTTTAATTCAAGCCAAGCGTTCTTATGTTTTTGTGGAATAGTTTCACTGACTGACTTTCCTTTCACGTATAGAGAGGCGCATTCTGCGGGGTATAAGGGATGATAATTCCACGTATATTTCAAGGTTTGTGGATCAACGTTTTCAGTCAACAATCGATTGTCTTGGTATACTCCGTAGCAATCGCGATTGTTGTCCAAGATTTGAAAATAACTCATCGGCACCTCACCACTGGTAAACATCATACACCGAGTGTAGAGAGGCGTTAACAAGTTTCTGAGAATCGTTATGTGCCCCACTTGTTATCTAGATATCGATACAAATCGGCACGTTCTGTTGAGGTTAAAGTTCCTTGAATAATTAATTGCTCTCCAATATAACCTCCGAACGGGAAGAGACCGTATTGGAGGTCATTCCCGATGGCGATGCCCTCGTTCGCGCCCATTCCGCCTGCGCCCACGGTAAGAGAATCTGCTGTGGCGTTATCAGCGCGAATCTCATCGCCGCCAGAATTATCTACCAGCACCTCACATTTCCAAGATGCTGTTGAAGGATAGCTTGTTACTGTGTCTGCGGAGCCGCCAGCCCAGACGCGTATACTCCCAGATAATTGAGAGCCGCCCGAATCTCCGTTAACAATTGTATATCCACTACGATTAGTATTGTCAAAGATTGTCCCGGCAGAACCATCACTCTCTAATACAGTAATTACAGTATGTGGGTCAGTAACTGCGACGAAACCCGTGGCCGTGAAGAGCTGGTCGTTGACGCCATCAAATTCTGCGCTAGATTTTGAAAACACACCAGATGTTCGATATATGGGACTTTCCGACGCGTCGAGCGAGGTAATATCACCTGCACCAGAGCTGCTTTTATCTTCACAAGCACCAATAGTATCACCGTCTGACGATACTGCTGTCGTTTTAGCTGGCGTTGTATATAAAACCGAAGTATCGCTAAAGTCATACCAACCTTTGAGTTTTGAACCAAGAATCTCAGTGGGTTCCATAATCGCTTCATGCGTACCAAACGTGTCCCCATCTGTGAAGATCGTCATCGGCAGTGATACGTCGATCTGGTGTGTTCCATACGCATCACCATCAACGAATAGTGTTGCAGTAAGTGTCGTAACTTCTGTAATAGTATGTGCACCAAACGTGTCACCGTCTGTGAAGATCGTCATCGGCAGTGATACGTCGACCACGTGTGTTTCATATGCATCACCATCTGTGAAGATCGTCATCGGCAGTGATACGTCGATCTGGTGTGTTCCATACGCATCACCATCTGTGAATAGTGTTGTGGACAATGATAGATTAATAGTATGTGTCCCAAACGTGTCACCGTCAGTGAATAGTGCTGTTGTCAGATTGTAGTTGGCAATAAGTGCATGACTCCCGAAAGAATCTGCATCTTCAAATAAAGTTGGAATAGGAAATTGTTCTGCCAGAAAGAGTGGTTTCTCAGAAACTTGCGGATTATTTATATCTAACGGAGATCTTTTTCTATTGATAATGAAAACATCTTTGTTATTCTGGAATTCTGGCAAATTGATATAAGACTGCTTATACTTAGCATTAATAAGCTTTAAAGGATCTCTTAACGTTCCCTTAATGCCTTCCATGCTTTTACCCGACTCCGTTTCTTTCAGAGTCTTATAAAATTGTAATAGTTTATCTCTATTCATTTATTGGTTGCTGCGGAGCTTTCTTACGTTGTATAATCGTTAATGATCGTGATTCGTTGCAGAACATGTTCCTCTGCACTTTTAATCTGTTTTTCAAGGCTTCCCAAAATTGATCCATGAAATCATTCAAAGTTTCCATCTCAGTCAAGTATACCTTGTCATATAACACATCATAAACGTTATCTGAGGTTAAATCGTAATTTTTCAGATAATCTTCAACAACTGGAGATTGAATATCGACTATTAAACGCCAAGGTATGTTTTGGTCAACTTTGAAGCCAAATCGTTGTGCAGCGTCTTTAAATGCTACAAAATTGGGATCTGACAAATAGTTCCATTTCTTTTCATCGTTGTCTATTGGATCATCTGTTAAGTCCACCACCAAACCGGTTACTCGAATATCTGAAAATTTTGATATCGTGAATGCTGTTTTATTGATTAATGAGAAGTTCTTGTTTTCTTTCAAATAGATAGATAAGTAATCCACCATGTCTTCAACTGTTTTCGGTTTATATTTATTTCCCAAAATGTGCTTCTGAAAAACGCCGTATAGAGTGTTCATATACTTTTGGTACAATAGCTCAACATTCACCCATGCTCTTTTTGGTTCAAATGCCAATATCTTCGAAGTCTGGGTGTTTAAATTACCAGTAGTTAACAGTGAGTTCCAGTATTCCACTAAATCATTGAACATGTCTGCTGCAAAATTGAGCATCAATATCTTCTTTGTATTGTCTTGAGATATCGACTTCATTTTTCGTGGCTTCGGCAACACGACATCCCATTTGTTATCAATACGACCATAATATGGAAAGTCATACCAAGTATCTAGGAGTGTATTACCATTTATTGGGGAGTCCATTACCTCTTGATACAATTTGCGTTCTTCGAAAAGACGCCTTGAATTTAAACTGTTTTTACCGAAAAACATTATTTAGCTACCCTACCATTGCCATTATAATCTTTTTGAATCACTGTTGTGACATTAGTGCTCTTTGCGAGTCTATCTAAACAAGCACCGCCTCGTGAGCGTTGTGAGCGTTCACCATAATCTGGTGCCAACACAAGAAACTTTGAGAAACTTAAACTTTTCACGTCTTTTGTATCATTCTCTTTTATACCAATTTTCAAACACTCTGATGAACTTTTTTTGCATGCATCATTGGTTATACGTGCACTAACGCGATGAGATTGGCCTGTTCCGGCTGCTTCCCAATATGCGGTAAGTGTTGTTTTATACACACCAGCTTCAATAAAACTCTCAACAGCAATGATGCGGTAATATCCAACTAACCCCATAATTTGCCCAATCGATCGTTCGGAGCGAGCGTTGCCTAACACAATAGTTGAAGGATTAACGTATATTAATTGACCGGGCACATAGATATTGTTTCCTTCCATTTCGATCGAAGCTTGATAGAATTCTCTCAAACGTCCATATTGTGTGTTTCCTTCTGCCACTATCTGAGCTTCTCGCATGTACGGCATATCAGCACGTGAAAAATTGATTGATTTGATTAAACCACGATCACGACCAATGATAAAATGATGAATCCCATCTAACATATCTTGCTCTCGGTTCATTAGGCGCGATTCTTCTAGATTTTCTTGTGTCGATAAGATGAAATATTCCATAATATCATCATCAGTTGGTTTTGTCGGGTTCCTAACGTTCGGTAAATTTTCGATCAATACTCGATTGCATCCGTAAGGTGCAATCGGATCTTGACCTTCAACTTTTTTAGCTGTAAGGTATGTCATTGACGCTTTCACTGTTCGTTGCGGTACCTCAATATAGCATGATTCAGGCGTCAAGGCTGGTACCAAAAGACGCTCTATTACATCTTTTAAGAAGATTCGTCCAGACCAGCTTTCGCCTTTTTTACTGTTGTGAACCATATTGATATACCATTGTTTAAATAAATCTAGTGAAATTGGAATATCAGCCAGATTGATAGAGACTTTTTGTCCACTCGGCGCTACCGAAGGATCATAAATAATAATATCCCCAACCAATGTCTGGAATGAATCACTAGTTAATCGGTTCGTTTCTCCGTGTATTGCTTTAAGTCCTATTTCAAGTATATCACCGAGATAAATAAAAGGTATTTCAAATGTTCCATTCTCTTCTTTATAGTTTTGTGATGTTCCTGCGTCAATTGATTCATCAATTGCGGCTTGATCGATCTCATTATCAGAACCGAGATTAACTGGTCGAGTCACTTGACCAGTATATTCAGTTACCACTACCGTATCTTGTGGTTTTGTACCTTCTCTACTAATTCTTGCCGCAAGACTGCGACGCTCTGCTGCAACCTTGCGATTATAAACATTTATTTCTGCCCCGGGATCTTCTCCAAACCCGAATTCCGCGGTTTTTTGAAGAGTTCTATTAAAAAAGCCGCGTTCCGCAGAAGCTTGAATTTTCTCCATGCTAACAACAATGGAATAAACATTTCCGTCATCCAGCATGTCATTAAGAAAAGAAGACCACATTTTTACTTTTTCAAATTTAGCCTCACTTGCAAGAGTGTCTAACTCTTTCTGTTGAGGTTCCAGATCTTTGTTTACTTGTTCAGCATTGCCTGTGACAGTCTTTCCCTGCTCCTGCTTGAGACAATCCTGCAATTTTGTAACCTTGTTTCTCTGCTGTTGTTCTTCAATTATTTTTCTATCGTAAGCTCGACGGTACGGCTCAAATATATCACTTTCAGCAATGAATGATGCTACATCTATTCGAGCAATAGCTTCGAAAGTGATATTAACCGGACCTTCTTGACTAAAATCGATATTATGATTAGTTAAAGTACATGTAAAGATCCGTTGATCTTCCAACAAAGCCTTGTCTAATTCTTTGAGGTCGGCTCTGTTGTTTCCTGCTGAATCAAGAGTTCTCCAACCAACAACAGCACGCCAAGAAAAACGATTAGGATCGAATTCATTTTTATGACCACAACCGGTCGTATCATCCGCTTTGGCACCCGTCGGAACACCGAATAACTCACCAAAACTTATTTCGGTTTCTGAACCATCTTTTCTAATTCCTTTTCTGGGAGTTAACAAATCTTGTAATGATTCGAAACGAATGACCATCTTGGTTTCGATAATAGTGCTAGCTTCTGCTGGATTTGAACCTCTTAGTTTCCAATCGAAACTTTTAAGATTAACGCCGGAACCACGTGAAACTTTAGTATTTGTAATGTTATCCAAATCTTCGCGAGAAATGGATTCAGCAAAGGGCAATTCAATACTTTCCACTTCTTCGTTATTTTGGTATCTTATTTTAAAAAGACGAAAAGTTGGTTGCAAGTGAGCTAACTGTTCAGGAGTGATATTCCAAAGCGCGGCAACATGTTTTCGCTTATTCATTTTTGTCGTCACCATGGAAGGTTCACCATGAATAGACACAAAATTTGGGTAACTTCTTTGAAAATTGAACCGTACAATCGGATCATAATTTTCCAACAATACACATTGTGATTGAAATTTTAGTTCTTGAAGAGGAGTATCAGCTAATTGTTCTTTTTCTTTCTGCTCTTCTTTCTGCTTTTCGATAATATATTTAGCTTCTTTTTCTCGCCCTCGCCGGGCGAGTTCAGATATAGATGGGGTATGAGACATTTAGATATCCAGTAATTCCATAATCCGGTCTAGTGGCTTAGGAATTTGTATAACTTCCCCAAGCGAGACATTGGATTCTGTTGGTGTTTGATTAAACCACGCAATAACCCACCACAACGTTGAATCGCCGTAATGTTCATGTGCTAACTTGTAAAAACGATCGCCAACTCTCCACGTGTGTCCAATCATGTTAAGTGATGAAATTTGCTTGGCTGTCGGATGAGTCAACTTAGCAATCGCATATTGGTCAATTTTCTTCAAACCTCTTTTTTCTAGAGATCTCTTATATTTATCTGTTAAGTTAGTGAACACTATTCTGTTATCGTATCTTGACATTTACATGACCTCAATAAAATTCTAGTATAACACCATTATCATCAAGTCCTAATGCTGGTGAGCCATCTTCATTGTTCAATATTTGTGAGACTTTCGCTTCGCGTTGTTGTCTTGTCTTGCCTGATTTATTTGTTGTCACACTTAAACCAGTTCGGCCATTATTTGACACGGCTGCTGCGGAATCATCTGCAATATCCTCTCCATATGGAAATGAACCTTTTCTTGCGGCGCGGCCTTTGAAACCGAGTTCATGGGTATGAAGGGCTGTATATGTTAAATTAACCTGCAATTCACGTGCATATATGCTGCCATCGTCAAAATGGAATACTCCAGCTTTCAATTCCGGTGTAAATTTGAATCCTTCCATCTTACCAACAAGACCGGAATCTTTTGCTGTAGCTATAGGTGAATTCCCAGCGTTGACATCTTGAACCCAATTCATAAATTTAAGACGAAAGATAGGACTTGCTTGGATCGCATTAGCGTTATAAACTCCAACATTCGATGCACCTTGCACTGAACTGTCATATGTTGGGTATTGCATCTGTGCAAGAAGACTCATTTTCTTCATGTTTTCTTGAGCCTCCGCCATTGTTGCTGCTAATATTTTCCAACCGATTGTAATTACCCGTTCCGTTCCTTTAAACACTTGGTGCGGATCATTTCTACCAAAAACGCGTTCCGAATTCCATTCGGGATCATACGAATCCGAAAATTCTGTAATATACGCTTTAAACGCCACTTCGGTACGAGTAGGAATGTGATATACCTGAACTTTAAGACCCAGATCGAACATTCGATCTGTTTCATCGTTGCGGTGAATGTTGTGCAATTTGTTGATAAGTTTTCGATTATTCGATGCGATCGAATTCGAATCACTTTCAATATTTTCATTAATATATGTTTTATTCTTAGGCATTCTTACTGATTCCCCGGCTTCCTGATATCTGTATCACTGTTTTGTATTCTACGAACTTCGCGACTCAGTTCTCTTTTTCCGCCGTAAACGTCTTCGACTTTGACAACGACGATAATCTCTTGCGAGCCGCCGGTGCCACCTGCGCTGACGCCAGCAGCGTTTGTCGTTGTCGTTGTGTTACTGACAAATAATCGAGCTATTGATTCCAATGCACCGGGAGCCGCAGCATCGGCCTTTGTTATCGTTTTTCTGATCTCTTCATTTATCTGCTTGAAAAACACAACCTTCTCCGCGTCCAAACCTTGCACTTCTGACATTAATCCGGTCAAAGCCAACAAACCTTCGGAATCTAGGTTATCCATCCCGGCAGAAAGGGCCATTAAGCCGGCTGCAAACGATACCATACCGATTCCAGCAGCAAATGCGATCGGGCTAGCCATTGTGAGCATTAAACCGATTAGAGAGGCTGTCATTGCGCCGATCTGTGCCGGTGATGCTTCCGTTAATGTTGAAATAAGTGGTGTCAAGCCTTCTGCTGCCATTTTGACCCCCGCGCCGAGCATCAACCCTGCCGCTCCTGTTGCCAACATTACACCACCGATTGTTGCTAAAATTGGGATAGCTGGCGCGGCTGAGGCACCTGCTTTACCAGCAGACGCGCCGAACGACATCAGACCTTTTCCTGCTTGCGGTGCTGCTGTTGTTGTTGCAGCAAATGTTGGTATTAAACTTGACATTAAGCTACCAACCATTTTCAGGGGAGCTAAAATTGTCGGAAGTTTTGCGATCATAAAGATCCCTGTTAATGCATGTCCAAGACCAACGGCACCATCAGTAAATTCGCGGATTGATTCATCCATATCGAAGAACCATGCCGACACTGTTTTTAAGTCATCTATAAGTGGCATGAACGACACTGCCCACGCTTGAGCAAGTTTCGTTAAATCGTCACTCAATGTCTGCGACATCTCAGCATTCTTCTGCATTTGTTCTTCAGTCATTCCGAGCGAGTTTGCCAATGTCTTGGACGTATTTCTATCATATTCCGTTACAGACTGATTGAAAATCTTCTGTGCCTGAGCCATGTCTGTGATTCCGGCAGCATTCGCCAAAGCCATTCTTTCATATCGACCCATAGAGTCAAAATTCTTACCAGAAAGTTCCAGACTTTGAATCAACATTCGGATTCGCTCTGACTCAGTAGCTTTCAGCATTTCAACAGAATTGAGGTAATCACCACCTAACAATGCATTAAGCTTACCGACACTTGTTGCCGCTCCTTCAAACGTATCATATTGTTTAACAAGACCAAGTAATTCCGATGTTGCGATATTTAATTCTTTGGAAGCTGCTTCCATCTCCATAAACACTTGAATGGTTTTTTCACCATGCTGTGCCAATTGTGGTAATGCGATGTTAATATCTTCAAAAACCTGTTGAACTGGAAGACCTGACCCTGCGAGGCCGACCATTTGAACTTGCAATGCTTTAGTTTGTTTTCCTGTATAGCCGAGAGACTTACTCATTGTTTGATAGTGTTCGGCTGTTGCTTGCGTTGAAACACCCAATTGTTCAAGCATTACATTCTGCACACCCATTGCAATCTTCACCTCGTCAGACTCCGCTGAGAGCATGCTCATGCGATTCTCCAACTGGGCCATAGCTGCGGTCAAGTTGCCGACATCGACGCCATAGCGCGCCGACTGTAGGGCTGCACCGCCAAGTTCCTGAACATACTCACGTTGTGCACCGGTCGAACTGATAAAATCGGCTCTGGCTTGATCTTGCGCTCCGGCGACCATGAGAGTCATCTCTTGCACTTTCATCATCGATGAGCCAAGCAAGTTAGAAACAGTTACTTGTTCGGATAATTGCTCTTTAAACATTGCTGCCCATTGTTCAGCGCCGACAACAGAAGCCATATACAGTTGTGCTCCAACTGTTGTTTGTTTCCATTGATCATTGACACCGGTCAATAACGATATAGAGTTTTCGAGTGAAGTTTGAGCAGATACAGTAGCTTGAAGCTTGTCTTGCATTAACTGAATAGTTTCTTCTAGTTTCTTAGCTTCTTTCTTATATACTTCCAACTGCTTTGATTCAATCTCAAACCCCTTTTCCCTTAGCTTCTGCGCCTGTCCCTTGAGAGTGATTATTTCTTCCCAATTATTTTTCTTATCTTTTTGTAGTTCCACTATCTCTTTATCAATAGCGATAATAGTATTGTGTCTGTCTAAACGCTTCTCTATCAAACCTATGGCTGTCTTGTTTAATTCTAAATCTTTTTCCCGAATTGCAGTCAAATCACTATAAAGTTTAACTTCAGCGCGAATGAGATCGAGCTTTCGGGCTTCAATCTTAACTTCCTGCTCTAATTGATCTAGAGATTTTTCTTTACTTTCATCTGCCATAATCTATTACTGGAAGGGCCACTCCAAACCGGTTTTGCGTTCAAATTTCGAAACCGCTGTTTTTAACTGTGCTTTTGAGCGATATGTTTTCGGGTTGTCTAATCCATAGTCACGAAATGTTTCCATATACTTTTTCTCTTTTGAAAGAGCGCTAGCAAATGAACTAACATCTGACTTTTTACCACTTATCTTTACAGGAGGTGCATGTGCACCGAACATTCGTTGCAATAACATCTTCACAGCAGTACCAAACATAGAGACAAAAGACTCATCTAATTGACCACCTTGTGAAACGTTTATCTCCATAGGAACCATCTCATCATCATTCATTATTATTTCCTCAATTCTCCGAAACCCACTATAAGTAGGTAGAAAACAAAAAAACCCTCAAAATTGAGGGTTATTTCTGCTGCTCAGATTGGTTTTTAACTTCTTGTCTAAACTTTTGGTATTTAGCCAGCAACCATTCTCTCAACTGTGGTGGTGTGTTATATACCTCTTTCCATGACAGAGTGCCGTTCGATATGACGACTAAGCTGAACATCTGGTTATATATCGCTTTACTTGAGTCGGGATCGAGGCCAAAAAAACTCTGGCGTTAGCCCAACTTCCTCCTCGATGAGATTAGTGCAATAATCCCCTGCACACTGTTGTCGTGCTAACAGTTTCACCGTAGGTTGACACATCTTGTAAATATCTCGCCAATACTTAGCATCGCGTGCAGGCATATTTGTGAAGAAATTATCCAACTTGGTTCTATCAGTTTCACCATTCACTGAAACAACAATTTTCTTCATATGATCAACATTGCCAAGTTGACCAAATCCCTGTTTGCGTTTGAATGCACCATATTGGAATAATTGGCGTTCTAACACTCCGTCAGATACTTTTGACTCGACGACCACTTTGCTAACCGGGAGTTCAAACACTAAATGCCCATCTTCATTAAGTGATACATTGAATACATCTTTAATATTATCATCCAAAAACCCTTTTTGGGTATGAAGATTGGATTCTTCATTATCTGACATATCTACTTCAATTTTATTCGCTGCGCGACAAGCGGGACAAGCGACTGTGGCTTCGAATGTTGGTCCATAGGCTGTTCGGCGAGCAGCAACCATAATGGCTAACCTATCACCTTCCAAAATCACCTTCGGATCAATGTCTTCCATCAGAATAGAATCAATAAACTTATCAAATAAGATACCTTCACGCATATACTCTCGATTTGCTAGAATATCTTCATGATAAGCTGTCATCGTCTTGATTTCAACTTTCCCGGTTGATAAAGGGTTATTTGATGCGTATAGTTTACCTTCGGATGGAAGGTCCACAAACTCTGTTGTTGCTGTGTTCCAAAATTCCAAGCCTTTGTTTTTCGGCTTTTCTTCTTTTGATACAGCAAGGTCTTCCTGTGTCTCTTCAACATTATCAGGAAGACCTAGCCGATCTTGATTATTTCTGCTTTCCATTTAAAACTCTTTCATTAGGTTAAAAATCTATTATCCGCCAACAGGAGGATTGAATGTTTCTAGTTTAGCAAAATCATACTTGATTGTTAACGTAAGATCTGATAAATCTTCGTTATCATACGCTACATCACTCGGTTTAACGTTGGAAATCCACGCATTTTGCAGCGTCCAACGGTCTACCACACGACCTTCGGCATCAATCATGTCCAAAACAACTGATTTACGAGAACCAAGGCTCATCGCCTCAACTGCTCGACGTTTTGAGATCGTGTTAAGATTCGTGAACGAAAGATTAGCATCAGGATTGATCCATTGATAGCCGGAATCACTAATGATTTGTTTCATCTTTTCAGACGAGTTATCATCAATGGGATCCACTAATGTGACATCAATATCCTGCCACGAAACTTTCGCAGGGAATTTAAATTCATGATTAAGATAATCATGAGTAGCATTTGAAATCTCAAAATTTGGTCGGCCTGTTGACTTAACCAAATAGAAAATAATATCTGCCACACTCATGATGAACCGAAAGTTTTGTTTCGGTTCCATATTTGGTGAACTCCAGAATTGACCAGCCATTTTATATGATTCTCCTTAAAGTAATCGTGCTCATGTTAACTATATTAGTCATCGAATTCTGCGCCAGTATTTGTGATCACAAAATCAATTGCGAAGAATTCCACCGTTCTTGTTGGAACAATGATGATTTTCGCATACATGATATTTCGATCGACCAAATCATCTGTCGTAGTCGTCTCATCTAATATAAGCTTATATTTATTAATGCCGAATCGCGACTTCGCGTCATCTAAAATAGGTGAGGCAGAAGCTTTGAAACTTTTCCAAGTTTCTGCAACATTCGGCTCGAATAACGTTGTTGCTGCAACGCGTGAAATTCGCTTTTTCATGTCAATCATCAAACGACGAACATTCACACGATCCAACGCTGAACTTTCAGTTTGCAACGTTTTTTGACCCCAAACCACAATACCTTCATTCGGCATTTTGGCAATTGAGTTGATTCGTGTACGATAAAGGTCATCGCGATCGTCGCTGTAAAGACGACGAGAAACGTTAACCACATCGAGGCCCGAATCACCCTTTGTCAAGCCACCGCGTGTGAATCCGGCTGGTGCGAACCAAGGCGCTGCCACTTTATCAGTGCGAGCCATTGTTCCGAGAGCCACCACAGAAGGCGGTACCCATACCAAACTACCATTAAGGCTATCACGAATCTGTACCCACGGTTCGTAAGCTGCTCCATAAGACGTTGAGAGGCCGCGTGCTTTCATGTTGGATACAACCGTAGCTGTATCACCTAAGCGGTCAGTGAACGTGTTAGAAGACTCCTCGCGGGCCGTGAAGCCGCCTTTAGGATCAATGAGTGCTAACGAATCACCACGATTCTCACAAATACGTGTTAATAGACCAGTTAGACCTTCGTTTGTAAGACCCGGGATTACAGCAAGATTGTGATCAATTACTTCAGGATCACTAACTGCTTCAATCGCTTTCTTATATGTATAGTATACTGAATCACTTGTTTCCGTTGGTGTAGATGCAATTGCACTATTTCTAAACGGATTCATTTCTGTGATATCCACACCGTCAAAACCACCGTATAATGGTGTAGTGAAACGGTTGTGATTATTATCAAGCAACGACTCATATCCAAATACTGCACTAATAGATGTTCCGCCTGCTCGACTACCTGACATATATTCTGCTGGCGCAGAAACATTGTTCAATTGTGTTGAAGAACCCGATACATCGTCAAGTGTAAAGACCCACGAATATTCGACAAACTCACCACCATCTGTTTCACTACGATAATCGCCTGACAATGGTCTGACATAATCGGCGTATCCATCATCATGCAATGTAGAAGTAGCGGTACGAGTTGTTGTTACACCGTAATAACTTTTAATCGCATCGCCAGTTGAGCCATCCGTTGCTTTAGAACGAAGTTGAAGTTCTGGGAATTCAAATGAGCCCGTAAAGATGAACGAACCAACATTGACAAACTCTGTAGCCTCTTGATTAGCATGAGGTACAGAACCGGCGCCCTTCACTAATGAACCGGTAAACTGTGTTTGTTCGTCGGTTTCATCAGGGTACATTTCGTTCGCTGAACCGGAAATCAATGCAAATGCTTTGTGTTTTTCCGGGCCAAATACGCCGAACGGAAGTGATGCAGGATTAACCATACCATTCATGACAGAATCATTCATTTCAACACGAATGTATGAAGATCGATTGTCATATGTACCAATTTCCTTAAATCGTTTCTTGATGTCATCCCAACTAAGGTATTTATCACCAATTCGAACTGCGATAAAGTCAGCCGAAGCCGGATTCAAATTACAACCACTATATCTTTCAATGATTTGCGGATTTGCGTCACTGTCTTGTGTGCGACGAACAACAACATCAAATGTGCCATATTCTTCTGACGTTGATGTAGAAGCTCGAACATTTTGAATAGAAATCTTCAGATTCTTAGAATCCCATGTGCCACCAGTCAACGAATGGAGACGGAACAACTTCTGCAAGTTTCGTGGCTCAAACGTTGATACAGCAGCATCAAAATCTTGTGAGATAAACCAACCTGTTTTTGCAGCTTGATTTTTATATTTATATGTGCCACCAGAAACATCACCGCTGTGTGAACCCTCAAGTGCCATAACCATAGCAAATTGTGAACCAGCCGCGGAAGATGTGACAAGTGTGTCAAGGTGACGCTCGTAAGATTCACCTAACCAGTAGTTGTATGTATCAGAGGCATCAAAAATGTCTGTGTTTGTAAGAATTGGATTCGTGTTGAACACGCGTCGAATATATTTGTCTGATGACCGATTGAAGTTAAAGTCTGTTTCAATAACTGTTGCGTCATTAGCATCTTTGATAATTGCTCGGAATTGCTTATTAGAGCCATTCGAAGTGAACAGCGTTGCAGAACCAGAATCCGTTCCACCGTCTCGTGTAGAACCTGACAAAACAATTGAGCCGGTTTGTAAGTACCAGACCGCTGCAAGAGCACCGGTCAATGCTGACTCAGTAGAGCCAGAGTCAATAACGAATAGACCATATGCTCCACCATTTGTTCCAACTGTTGTTGTTGGAGTATTATCAGTTTCCCATCCGGCTTTACCAGAGGCTTCGGCATTATCACTTTGATCACCAAGAAGACGAACAAAAGTTAATGGCGCGTTGTTGCGCAACCAAGCTTCGGCAGCATATGCACCGTACGTTGGTGATGCAGGAAGCGCTTCGCGCCAAACGTCACCATTCACGGTTCCGGGCGTCGGTGCACCGAATACCTCAATAAATTCAGAAAATGAATTAACTTGAATTGGCTGCATCGCCGGGCCCTTTTGGGAACGGCCGACCACAACCGGGCCGATGTTATCTGTAGCAACGGACGGAAGCTGTGAATTATCTATTTCTCGGAACTCGACCCCGGGAGATATAAAGCGGAACTTTTTGACTGACATATGGTTTTCTCCTGCTTAAATTTTATAGCATAAGATATAAGAATCTTTCACTAATAAGTATTAGTAAATTTTTGGGAAAGTAATTTTGATTTCAATTTGCCGGCGAAGGTGTTATCTATAGATGAAAATCTTCGCTATTATCACTGAACAACTTATGAAACTCGCGGCTTGGCATCTTTTCATATTCTTCACGATATGGAACAACTCTGATATATTTATCGTCTTTCCCAAGCAAATGGCCATTCGTAATATATTCCTCTCCATCGATTGTAAGAACAGAGTATGCTGATGTTAATTTAGCGCGGGATGGGAACGGTCCCACAAAACTAGAATCAGAAGCCCATTGTGGTTGCAGCATTAACTGAACAATGTTCCACGGCAAATCTGTGTTCTCCTCACCGTACGAGTGCCGTGTTACACCACTTGCTTTCACTCTTGTCGCTCCGAGAATTTCTATAATATCTCGAATTAAAGGAAGATATTTTTCTTTCGGTGGAGTGCCGCTTTGACCTTGTATACCTTTTAACGTTTTTGACTCTGGCTCCCAAGTAGCAATCACCTTTGGGTTGTTTACTTTATCATACAAAAGGATCATTGATGCGTTTTCTTCTAGTGTCATTACACCCAGACTGCCGCAGTTCTTCATCTTTTTACCAACAGCGCGGCATTTCTTGCTTTTAGTGTCCACCCACTTGTATCCATTAGGGTATTTTTTAAGAACGTCGAAATTAGGCAATTGTGTCCGTTCGTAGAATTTTTCTTTAGCTTCCGAATATTCTAAATTTTTATAAGGCCCTAAATCCGTTAATTTACCGTCAATAATCGCTTGGATAAATTCCGAATTCAAAACATAACTTAAATCACCAATCATGCGCTTTTCGATATCTTCAATGATGTTGTCTATCTCTTCATCCGTAAAAGCGATTCTTTCCCCTAAAAATTCAATATCATGAACTTCAACAAATTTTTGATTTTTCCATTTTGGGTGGTTATAGTTGTAAAACTTCTCGTATCGCGGATCGCAGCAGGGTAATTCTCTTAAACTTTCAAGAAATTTTTTAATTTCTATATTATCAAAAATATCTGTCCTAGTGAAATTTCCGGCCTTTTCGAGCCCCTTTCCATAATGATCTGTTGCCCACTTTGCCACCAAAAAACTATTCTTTCCAAAAAGCTTTTGAAAGATGCGAGCAATATCTGGAGGGAAACCCAAAATTCTTTTCATATTGCCTTGGGAGTCCTCTTTGACAACGCCTCTCCAATTTTCCATTAGCTGTCTCATAATTTAATACCTCGCGGCGACATACAGGACGCATAGGGCAAATAAGAAACCAACAACAATTTCTATAACTCCAATCATTGACTATACTTCCCAAAAAGTTCATCAAATTCTTCGTCGGTTAATACGCTTTCTTCAAAACTTATTTCTACTGCATTTTCCCGAATGGCGATCGCCGGCTGTTCGCGATTATCACCTTCACCGATTATGTAACCTTTCACACGAATAGGTATCTCGGCTTTAAATATTCTCTCTTCTTCGTCGAAATTCTCCAAGTTATCATTCTGACCAAAATCATCATCAAAATACGCTTCATATTTCCAATCACCATTCTTAACTAAGAAATACTTGTGGTTTCCAGCTTTCGTCAAAAACGGTGTAAGCATCTCATTCATTTGTTGTTGGTATTCACAACGAAGCACAACCACATAACTTAAATCTAGATATACAATATTCGGAATCATAAAGTGCTCATATACGACCTTCTCGTTTTCTTTCAAAGGTGCAACAGCTTTAAAGTTTAGTTTTCCTTCTTTCCGAAGAGCCCGGGCACGCTCAAATTCCGACGTTTTTGGACCATTGATGCGTTTCGACCATGCAATCCTCATACCACCTTTCTTATCTGGTGTTTCAGGAACAGCTGCCCAATACTTTCCTTTGAAATTCAAGTTTTTTGATGTCTTTGCTCGACGTGTGGTCATTTGAGGCAAAATCAAAACACCCTTTGCATCGCGCAATCTCAAATCTTTCTTAACCTGATATGCTCGCTCTGCGCCAGTCCATACGAAAGGCACAGGTTTCCACCCTTTGTTAGTTGTAGCGTGAATGTTTAATTCTTTTACAAAGTCTAACACTGCCTGATCGATATGTTCCAAAGTGGAAAGATCTAGATTTACTGTTTTATTTTTCATTTTAGATATCATCCTCGGGGAGCAACGACATTTGGCGAGCGCGGTGTTTCTTACTAGCAATATATTTCAGTATATTTTCACCGCCCACATCACGATGCCACTTTAATCCGTCTGACAACTTACCCCAAGCTAACATGATGGCTTGTTCGGGCTTATACACAACCAAAACGGGACCATCAGTGCGTCCTGTAAAGATTAGCCCATCCAATTTCTCTATAGTTCCGTCATCATTAATCAATTGTTGTGCTAATCTGTATGCTATTTCACTAGTGTAATTATTATCCAAATTTGAGCGAATACCTTCATCATTTAAGAAGTCTTGTAACCCCAAATCATGAAATTTTTGTTCTATTGTTCTATTGTCACCCATTTTTCTTGACACACTTTTATCCAACACCAAGAAACGATCTGTTATGCTCACTGCAAACTTAATCACAATATCACCATAAAGTCCCGATCCTGTTGATCCGTTTTCTAAATCATAAGTTGTGTACAAAGCTTTCCCGTAGGACGCGTCTGTGTTTTTCTGTAAACTATATCCCTGAGTAAGCATCGATTTTATATCTTTAAAAGAATTTGTCCCGTGATATACCGTAGCTTTCCTACTATAAACCCGTTCATTTATGGTTTTTCTCCAATTTTCCATGATAAGTTTAAGATGCATCGAATTGTCCTTCGCGAGCTTTACGTGCTTCAACCGATACTTCAAATTTATGATCGGGTTGGCCGAAGAGTTCGTCGGGTTGTGCAACCTTGTGAATTTCGTACAGAATGTCACCCCATAAAATATAATCACCTTCTCTTACGAATAGGTTCTGATCTTCTGTTAATCTTCTTTTAAAGAAATGAACCGTAATCGCCGTTTTCTTATCTGGTCCTAAGCTGTCTTCGAAATTTGTTTCAATACCGCCCCACTCAACAACAGCGAACGATTGAACTGGAGATAGAAAACTTTTGACAATAGCTTCACCGTATATATTCCATCTTGTACTAACTTGATCAATAGGGTAGTATAACAATTGCTGACCTCGGATTCTTTCCGAGACTTCATCATTAATTTGCTTAACAAAATCGCGTTCTCTTTTATTGGTGAATAAAGGAGCCGGTGGCGTACTCAATCTTGACCATTTTTTGCCATCATCTGCCATAATTTGTTCTCTCCTTAATCATGGCCGAAGCCTGCGTCAATAATTTTGATCACCTTTTTTTCATTGAACCCCAAATTATTGCTATGAAAATCATCGGGATTAACATTGGCTACTCGCATTGCTTCCAAGAGCCGCGCGAAATTTGGATCAGGATTCTCATAATATTTGAACAAGGCGCTTAGTGCATCTTTATGCAACCGTTGTCCCTCTGGGTCTTTGTATAGTTTGTACGTACTAAATTGCAGTAGTGCTGATACTACTACCATACCATGTTTAATGCCACCAGAAGGTGGATAGTCAGACCTGTAAAGCTTTGTAACATTCCATTTATATTTCAATAATATCTTAACTGTATTATTAATGTCATGCGTTTTATGTCGTGATCGTGCGAATTTCTGTAATTCATTACCAATAATGCTCGTAGGTTCAAAATTATTTGCTATCTTTTCACGGAATTGATCAGATATAGTAAATAATTTTGGGAATAACATCTTGTATCGTTCTATTGAATTGTGTCCTTTACCTATTTGTTCTACATATTCGACAATAAACCACAAATAATCTCGGTCGTCGTACGCTTCAATTTTAGGAAACGCATCAAGATTGAATTGATTGAATTTTCTAATTTCTTTTTTATTCTCGCCTATCGCTTTGTCGTATACTGATCTAACAATTTTAACAACCTCCCCACCGGGTGACTGGTAAGCCGCTCTGGTCAGGCCTTCGCCAAGGCAGGTGAAGTTATTGTTCTTAAAAAAGCGATAAAGACGAGAGTGTTTTTCTCTTAGGGTAATTTTTTTATGTTCTATTAGATTATCTAATTCATATGAATACTGTATAAACGCATGCATTTCTTCAGAATACACATTTTCTTTGAGAACGCTTCTTCTGCAATTTTCAAATAGTTTTTGCATATTATACAGGCTCCCAAAAGTTATATTTTTTATCAGGTGTCGCAATGTCGAATAAACGATCATCCAAGTTCGCATTTCTGTTATTAACCAACTTAGAGTTTGCATCAAGTGCAATCTTTCTAGTAAGTCCAAAAAACTTCTTTAAGTTCTTGTCACAATTTATAGCAGTGTCAAGAGTCAAAAGATATTCTGATCCATAATCAAACGGACTTAAATCAAATCCAAATACGGCAGATGTAGGATTTTTTACAGGATCGAACCAAAGACTACTCCGGGTTGATCCTATTTTGTAATCCAATCCAGACTGAAAAGCTGATGCAAATTCTTTATCAATCATGAGCTCAGCAGCTTGCACCATTGACACGAAAACAACTTTATATGAACGTCCTTTTATCAAAGTATTCGCAGAATCATTATAATATTTGCTTAACACTTCTAAAGTTTTTTCACGTTCAGCAGGGTCCGATATTGTTTTCAATGAATCATAGAATTTCTTAACGCAATTGTCCATATCGACGCCAATCCTCGCTTCAACAAGTTTCAGTTTCTCTTCGAACGAGTATTCCACCTGTTTCAACCCTAAATCAGACATTAAATTGATATCTACCTTGATAAATGTTGCAGGACCGCTGAATCGATATTCTTGCGTAAACCCTGTATCAGTTTTGTCAATAGATAAATTTCCATCTGAATATGTGGCGTAACCTCCGCTGTCTAGGTATAAGTTCTTAAATTGATAAGGTTCAATAATTTCTCCATTATCTAACGTTATCTCGTCGCCGTCATTTACGAACGATTCAGCGGTTTCCATCAAAACTTTGGCATGTTGTTCATATTGGCTAACAGTATCTTGAATTGATTCTCTAATTTCACCCTGTGCAGTATACATAATTGGTTGGTATTTTTGTGACCACAAACCGTTCGTTAAACGATCCAACATCTTTTCACATGGTTGCAGTTTTTGACGATTAATTGGAATATCATGCATTTGTGCTATACGACGTGGAACATCCATTTGGCACATTTGTGCATCTTTAGCATTAAAGATTTCCTGTGGATTCTTTGCCAATTCGTCGACATCTTTTTCCAACTTTTGAGCCAAACCTTCCAATTTCTCTTTAGGATAATACACCAATGCTATCTTAAAATTATCTCGTGTTTCATTATCTGGCTTTTTGTTTATCATAAAGATAAAGTTAATTCCTCTATAAAGGGCATAGTTGCTAAATTGATTACTTTCTTTACCCGAAATACACCACTTAGTTGAAGCTCCGTAATAACAGCTAGCCTTGGTTGACAGAGGAGCAATAAATAGATATTTATCATCTTCGTATATTTTGATTGCGCCTGATTTAATGTCTTCACGTTTCTTCGTTTTTGATTTTCCCATAGATTGCAGTTTTTGCTGCAATTCAGGAAAACTCCATTGATAAATATCTTTTTCAGCACCTTGTAAACGTTGACGAACTTTGTGGAATCTTTGCGTCGTATCGATAACCTCTTTGGGACTGTGATTGTTTTTGATAGCTTGTTTTGCCATCCAATTAAGATACTTATCATCACCGGAAGGATCATTATCTGACAATTGTTGAACAACCTCGATATCATCGGGATATCTTTTCATTATTTTGTCAATTCTTGCTTCCTGAAGAAAACCTCGGAAGTTATTGTATACTTTATTGTAACTCAAGTCTCTTCTCCATAAAATAAAAAGTCAGCAACGTTTGCAGCGAATTGCACAACATCTTGGGGGTCTTCATAAAATTCATTATCTTGATAGTATAGCTCATCTAAGATTTCGACATCTTCCGATGACCTAGACCGAAGAAATACAACCACATGTTATGCATTAGTTTTCTTCTTATGTTGCTCTAACAAAAATCCCACGTAGTAATTCGGGAATAAAATCGTTAACATATTTTTATACGAATCTTCCCAATAAGACATTTGCTCATTATCAATCTCTTGTACTTCATTGTTTCGTACTCGCACCAAATGGTGATCACGAGGGTCCACACGGTCGTAAAACTGATCCACAATACCTTGCAAAATCGGTTCCAGACTGTTCATAAACCGCGTCTTTGTAAAGTGATCCTTTTTAGATAAGTCGAGGGTCTTATTCCAGTTTTCAAGCAATTTCTTCATTTCATTATCCTACCACAATTGGGATTGGGATTTTTTGCTGGATTTGGTCTACATCTTCAACCATCTCAGCGTCAGACCTCATAAGAGCAGCATATGTTAGTTTTTCCAGTTGCTCATTCAATTGATCCCGAAGTCTGTTTTGTTCTGTTTTCCCTTCTTCTATCAGGGCTGGCCCGTTCAATGTCACATCTCTGCCACCGGGATATGGGATAGATTGCAATTTCGAACGAACATATCCCAATGATTCTTTGGCTAAAGCTAGAGCATATTGTCTAATCCATTGTTTACCCAATGCATTAATGTTCTTATAGGGTATATTCGAGAAAGGCAGTGTGTTAACATTGTTAATGCCATCAATACCAGTTCTCTTATCGCCGTCTTCTTCCCAAGCATCACTGGGGATATAGAACCTAATCCACAAGTTGTCAGGGCCAAGTGTATCGTGAGGTGTTGGATAAATTCTGAGCTTATTGTTCCGAATCTCGTAGGACCAGTGAGATAGGCGTGTGTACAAAGCGTTTTCATATTGAATCGATTGCAATTTATTCTGCCAAACAGGAATTACTTCAAAACTTGAATCATCGGCCCACTGGCCGTAGTTGTGGAAGTTACCAACTGTTGTCAATCCACCATAGTAACCATAAAAACGCCATGCTGCTCGTGGTGTTTCAAAAAACACTTTTGTGACAAGAATTCTTTTATTACCTATGGACCCCGAAAATTCAGGTAAAGCGGAAATCGCTTCTTGAAGATCATAATCTTGTTGATTTGGCGTTGTCGCAATTGAAGCAGAATACTCTGTGTCCAATCCACCAAGGCTGGCTTCTGTTGCCAAACCATCAGCAACTCGACGTGCATACGCAAAACCGAATTTTGGGTATTTTAGGGAGATATGACTACCACCCAACGATGATGACAATGTACCAGATAACAGATTACCGTCCTGATCAAAGCTACCAGATGTTCCACCGAGCATGTCAGAAAGAACATTTTCTGCTTGGTGCATGTTTACGATATACGAATATTCCAGTACAGATTCTTCATAAGAAGCGTAAATGTTCTTTTCTTGGAGTTCAATATCTAGGATGTTGCCACCAAGCTTCAAATAGGTATGTGCTACTTGGTCTGCTGCCCCTGAGAGAAACGCAGCGTCATAGAGAGGCGATGTTTGCTCTGCATATATACCAAAGGGTAGGTTTGTTGCAACATTACCTACTGTGCCCGCTGCGGGCAGCACGTTAACCGGTGTTTGCTGGACCGGTGTTAGTGTTGGCAGTGCTGTAGAATTTGAACTCATTGGTGTAACCCTCGAAATATGACAATCCTTTATAATTAGGACAAACCAGAAGATATCGGAGTTTTAATTCAAAAAGAAAAAGGGAGCCGTCAGGCTCCCTCTAGCGTGTTAGACACGCCCCCAGCAATTATTAGGCTTAACCTACAAGGTCACGTACCCAGACAATTCCGTACATATCAGGACGAACCATTTGCTTACCGTATCGAGTCATAACACCCTTACGTGGAACAAAGTCTTCCGTACCGAAGATAACCGGAGTCATTTGCATAGGCACATAAGGTGCATATACATAACCCGATTCTAGGAATGACGAGCCTTTTCTCCCTACAAGAATCAACTGACGTGGGAAGTAAGGGTCGACATAAATGTCAAACTTCTTATTCACACTACCAGCATTGTAGGATCCAGCGTCGCCCTTGTCGTCGCCGACTGTAACGTTACCCACAAATCCACGCGTGAATTCAAGGATTGATACAACTTCCGGTGAGCAGACGATGAAGTTAGCTCCGCCTCGGCGCGTCTTACGGTGCATAACCGCGCTGACGTCGTTGACAACTTCGACAAGTGATTGATACCACTCGGAAATGTTACCCGTGAAGTCAGGTGGCGCAGTAGTAGCAGAAATGTCTTCACCTGTTTGCGTGTTAAGGAAACGACCCGGCTTACGCGACCAGTATCGAAGGTCTGCTGTAGCACCCTTGATAAGATCTTCAAGCACTTCCATATTGATTTCAAGTTCAATATGTTCAGCAAGAACAGACGTTAACTCAACTTCAGCGTCGAGGTTGTGATAAGCGTTCAAATCTTGACCCAATTCTGGTGTCCACTTCGCTTTCAACTTACGCGTTACCGCTGTGATTGCGATGCTGTCTACCTTCAAGTCAAGCTCAGGAATACCTTCATCATTTTCCAGACCCCAGATATCGGCGCCTACGACAGAACCAACGGCTCCACCTGCGTCGAAGTTATCTGCGACTGGAGCGTCCCATGCGCTCGCAGCATCAAGTGCTGTTGCTGCGTCACCCTCTGTGTGCGAACCAGAGATCACACGAGCGACTACAAGCACTGTATCCTTAGACGACCCCGAAAGGGAAGTCAAACGTCGTACAAGCTTGTATGCGCCGGCTGAGTCACGGGTTGCAGAAGATGAAAGGTCGGTATCCGTGATAGCAACAAAGTTCTTTTCGCTGAACTCATTACCTGCACTTTTGAACGATGCCAATGGAACCGTCGCAATAGCAACCACAGAACCAGAAAGGTCCGGGTCGAAATTGACCAACTTATCGATATCAGCGTTTGAACCACTATTTGTAGACGCGCCGACAGTACCGGACGCTACAAGAGTTGTTGCCGCTGTGAAAGATGCAGTTGGGTATGTGTAACCATTGTTCATGTTGTATGCTGAACGCTCGTTGTTCAGAGCATCAAGCAACACACCACCAGTGATTTCAGCGCCAACTACGCCTTGACCATAAATCGAAGAACCAGCAGCTTGTGAAAGGCGGTCATTCGTGTATGTAAAGTCAAGGAAGAAGATCAGACCAGATGGCAAGCTCATCGGCTGAACAGACACAAGGTCGTTCGCAATAAGATTACCAAAGACGCGACGGACGATCGGGAATGCGACAGACGCAAAACCCTCAACATCACCGCCACCCATGGTCGATGCTTCTGTAAGGACTTGTTTATATTCCTTTACAATTTGTCCAGCTTGATTTTCCAAAAGTCGTGACATCGTAGATCGTCGCTTGTCGTCACCCAAACCTTCAAGAAGGCCCGTGTTTTCCCATTTGCGAAGCATACGCTCATTTTCTTTTGCAAGATTTCGCTGAACCATGTTTTCAGTTAATAGATTATATAGATCTCTATTCATGGTTTTCAATTCTCCAAAAAGTTAATTAATCGTTTAAAATTCCAGCTAGTTTCTTCCAACGCCCGGAGGTGTTTTCTGATACTATTGCCTTCTCTTCCTCTGCCCTCGGTCTACGAGAGTTTTGGAGCACTGATGATGCTGTTGGTTTATTCTTCAATGCTTCTGTGAGTGGATTATGATCTCTTCTCTTCATATCTGAGGGAGATCCCGCTGCACTTTCTTGAAGCTTAAATAAACGTTGAGCTTCACCAACTGTTGTGGCATCCGAAATTGCTTCGACAATCTTGTGTTTTTGCCGCTCATTCAGGGAGTTGTTTCCAAATACCTTCTGTTGCAACTGTAACTTAACGTTCTCTATATTAAGTTGTTGCATCAAATCTGCTACTTCTAGCAGCTTCTTCTTATAACTATTAGCTTTATTCTCCAAATTCCGATTTTCTTTTATATATTTTTTGCTAATACGTTTTAATTGTGCTATTTTCTTTGATTCATTCACATAATCGTGAGTATCATTTTGTGTTCTTCGATCGCCCGGTGCGGAATGTGCTTTCTTCACCTTATCTTCCGCATCGTCATCATCTGATTTGCCGGGGTTATTAAGACGCGCTAATAACTTGTCAAATTCGTCATCAAAGTCTGCGTCACTACGTGGGGACCAACCGGATGGTTGCTCTTCGACATCCGCGGTCAATCCTTCACTAACTTCTGCGTCAGAGACATCTTTATCAGAATATCCGCGTCCAACGATTTCAGCCAATTCTTCATCTAACTCAATTTCTAATTCTTCTTGAAATGGTTTCTCGTTTTTTGTCACTTCTGTGTCTTCCCGTCCATAGTCGGGGCCTGCAACAGCAGTGCCGCTTGTTTGTTTTTGTCGTTGATTAATTTTATCCCATTGGTTACCAAACTTTTCGAACTCTGCATTGCGTTTTCCTTTTCTATCGAAATAAGCGTCATCTTTTTCAACTGGAGTAAATTCACCTTTACGGGCATGAGCTTGGTCAGCCTTTGCAACGAGGCGGGCGGAACGTTCTTCTGGAGTCTCATCAGCAAATGGCACACCTTCGTCCAAATACTCTTCAAACAATGATTCATCTAATTCGAATTCTTGCAAAAAGCTTTCTTCGCTATTTTCTGCGCCGGCCAACTCTTGTGCAGCATCCTCATGAGACTGAGGGCCGGTCATTCCGCCGGGACCACCTTTGCTTGTATCCATCGTGTCGCCGTCTGTGCTCATGCCCATTAAGTCGTCAAAATCGATTTCAATTTCTTCTTCGTCTTCTGGACAAGGACACAAATCTTCACCATCACCGAATGACATTGGAACTTGATTATCCAAATAAGAATTATTCCCAGCTTCAGGGTATTCCAAATCATCCTCAAAACCGAACATTTCAGGTTCTTCACCCATTTCGAAATCGTCATCGGGTCCAGCGAAACCAAGATCTGGTTCTGGCTCTGGTTGCTCATCGAGGATTGACTCGGCAATTTTGCCCTCCAAAATCTGGTTCATATTGGACCTGATCTCAGACGCATATTTGCCTACAAGATCTGTCTCAGCTTGTTGCCGAGCGGCCTCTCTTAATTTTTGTGACTCTATAAAAGCTTCTTTAAGAAGTGAAGACATATTTTTTACTCCTGTTATAAAATTCCATAATAAATATAACTCAAACCCCGCGCATGACAAAATATCTATAGATTATTAGAAAAATGTTTTCTTTTCATCCCAAAATAAATCATAAGTAATTCGGCCACCGGAGACAAACTTGTGCTTTATACCATAAAACGCATTGTTGGTTGCTTTGAGGGATGAAGCAATTTCCGAGCTTCCAAAACCGTCATCAGCATTGTGGTTTCCAAATGTATCGCCGTCTACAAATAAGCTTCCCACTAAATAATCAGAATTCCACGAATGACTGCCGAACGCATCAAAGTTTTCATATAAAGACGCGCCCAATACTGTATTTGACTGGTGCGATCCAAATGTGTCACCATCGACGAACAAAGTTACTGGTATTGATATATCAATTCCATGATTTCCAAATGTGTCACCATCGACGAACAATGTTGCCGATATTTCCAGTGCCCCACTTGCTGAATGACTTCCGAATGTATCGCCATCTACAAACAATGTGACAGGAAGTGAAGTATCAACAGAATGACTTCCGAATGCATCACCATCTGCAAACAATGTGGCAGGAAGTGAAGTATCAACAGAATGACTTCCGAATGCATCACCATCTGCAAACAATGTTGAGTTTAATTGCGTAGCAGTGTTAAATGTATGGCTACCGAATGTATCGCCATCTGCGAATAATGTGACAGGAAGTGAAGTATCAACAGAATGATTTCCGAATGTATCGCCGTCAACGAATAGTGTACCATTTAGAGTTAATTCAAATGTTGCAGTATGACTTCCGAATATATCGCCGTCTGTGAACAATGCTGCATCTAATTGTGTAGAAAACGAATGACTACCAAATGTATCGCCGTCTGTGAACAATGTTGCAGGTATTGACACCCCAACAGCATGACTACCGAATGTATCACCATCAATAAACAATGTTGCAGGTATTGACATATCCACCACATGACTACCAAATATATCACCATCTGCAAATAGCGTCGCATTGTAAACTGTTGCCGTATTTACAGAGTGGCTACCAAATGTGTCACCGTCAGTGAACAGCGTTGCATCTACTGTTGGATTTACTTGATGACTACCAAATGTATCGCCATCTGCAAATAATGCTGTATCTACTGTTGGATTTACTTGATGACTACCAAATGTATCGCCATCTGCAAATAGCGTCGCATTGTAAACTGTTGCCGTATTTACAGAGTGGCTACCAAATGTGTCACCGTCAGTGAACAGCGTTGCATCTATTGTGGGGTTTATTTGATGACTACCAAATGTATCGCCATCTGTAAGCAGTGTCGCAGAGATATCTGAGTTCAGAGTATGTGTACCAAATGTATCGCCATCTGCAAACAGCGTTGTATCTATTGTGGGGTTTATTTGATGACTACCAAATGTATCACCATCGACGAATAATGTACCATTTAGTGATATACCCGCAAAATGATTTCCGAACGTATCACCATCTGCAAATAACGTTGTTATTACTGTTGGGTTCGTTTGATGACTACCAAATGTATCACCATCGACGAACAGCGTTGTATCTATCGTTGGATTGACAGTATGACTGCCAAATGTATCACCATCAGTGAATAGCGTCGCGTTATATATCGTTGCTGTACTTGCAGTATGTGATCCAAATGTGTTACCATCGACGAACAGCGTTGCATCTATCGTTGGATTGACGGTATGACTGCCAAATGTATCACCATCAGTGAATAGCGTTGTGGTTACTGTTGTACCAATGGTATGACTGCCAAATGTATCACCATCAGTGAATA